TCAGTCGTCAGACTTTCGTTCTTTGTTCTGTGCAGCGGAGCGGTGGGCTTCTAGCCCGGACAGACCTTGCTCGGCAAGCACCTTCGTCCGCATTCGGTAGTGGCGCTCCTTCAATCGGACATGCCCGCTCGGCGAATGGCCGACGACCGCGGCGCTGGCGGCGTCGCTGATGCCGGCCTCGTCCATCGTGGTCATCACCGTATGGCGCAGCCAGCCGGGCTTCAGATGCCCCCGTTCGATCTCCCCGAGGATCTCGGCGACGTTGTGCTGCCAGGGCCGCTCGGTCCACGGCCCCCCTGTATGCTCATTCACAAGGAACGGGCGCGGGCCTGCCTCTGTGCCGGGCTTGGCGGCGCCGGCCAGCTCGGCCTCGTGCAGCGCGGCGACATCAGCTGTTAGCCGGGTGATCACCGGCCGCCCCCGCTTCGACGTGTTGATGTCGACCATCCACTGGCCCTGGGAGCGAAAGACATGCTTAGGGCATGTGAGCGCCAACAGGTCGGTATTGCGCATGCCCGTCCACCATTTCAGGCGGATGGCCTTGGCGAGGGAGGGCTGGCCGCGCGCGATCGCCCGGGCGCAGAACGCATCGACGTCCGCGGCCGTCCATTCGATCGGTTCAGACTTGGGCTGCTGGGCGAGGGCGAGGTGCTTGTCGATGAGGGTGGCCTGGACGAGCTCGTCGGCGATCGCCCGCTTGTAGATGTAGGCGAGGGCAGATTTCAGGTGCTTCTGTTTGAAGGGCTTGGCCCGAAACCTCTTCAGGAGGTCGCCTAGCTGGCTGCGGCTGACCTGCGCGATGTGCGGGTGCCCCAGCTCGATCGCCCAATCCTTCAGGGTCCGGAAGTCGCTCAAGTAGTTCTTGCGGGTGGCCGCGCTGTGCTCATCCCAGGCATAGTTGACCTCCGCGTCGGTGATCCGGGCGACGATCCAGTGAATCGTGCCGTGGGGCTCGAGGACGGGCCGGAGGCGGGCCTTCTCGGCGGCCATCTGCTTGTAGAGCTGTTCGGCGTCGGCGATCGCGGCGCGCCACTCCACATCGTCGCCCAGGCCGGTGCGCAGGGCGGGGTCGAGCGGCAGCCGGCGGGCGCCTGGCCAGCCTTCGGGCCTATGGCGCGCGGGCACCTGAAAGTGGAACGACCACCGTCCGGCGGCGTTGGGCCGGCCGACGAGGTACTGCGGGACGACCAGTTCCACGGTTTTGAGGCGGGGCATTTCCAATCGGGGCGCCGCCTCGGTTTTCAATACCAAGGGCTTTGAGGACGGCGGACGTCTCATAGAATGTTCCATCCACGGGTTTTGGCAACAGGCCGTCGGCGATGCGCAGCTTGACGGTCGACCGGCTGTAGCCGGACAGGTGAGCCACGACGCCGATCTTGATGCGGGCGGGAAGGGCGGAAATCTCAGCGGGCGTCATCCCACGCACCCCCGGACTAACAGGGCCGCGCTGACGGCCATGACGGCCCAGAAGACTGCGAGGAGCGCGCGCTCGGTCCACTTGCTCATGGGTTGGCGAGCTCCAGCAGCACGTCGGCGTGGCAGGGGGTGCCGGGCGCGCACCAGCAGGCGAGGTTGCGCATGTGCAGGCCGGGCAGGGCGGCGTTCACGGCCTTGATGGTTTTTCGCTGCGCGGCCAAATCGGGGCTGCGGGCATGGCTGTGCGGCACCAGGCTGCCGTCCACGACGAGGGCGCGATAGAGCGCGACGCAGGTGGTCTGATCGCTGTCGACGCAGACAACGAATGGGTTGCCGAGCGGGCTGGGCCGGGCAACGCTGGTCACCGGCAGGCCGTTGGTCGCCAGGCTGACGTCCAGGAGGTTGAAGCCCTTGGTGCGGCCGAGCTGAAGGCGGACGGGATTGGTCACGAGGATGGCCATTCTCCGATCATCGCTGATGGGGCAACAACACGATCTGACGATGGAAGAGGCGGAGTATCGGCTTTGCGTCCGGCTTTTCGAGGTAGGCTCGACGGGTCACGAAGGCGATCAGATCGGCAAGTTGCAAAAGAGGCTCGGCCGCCTTCGCGACAAACACGGGTTCTGCAATGCGTTCCAAAGGCCAGACAATTGTAGTGCCTGGCGAGGGCGTCCAGACTTTCTCGGGATCGCTCAATCGCGCTAGCCCGTAGAGCGCCATCTGTCGCAGCTTGCCATTCTCCTCTGCGACGATGGACACCTTGACGCCCGGAGGTGTTGTCTCGCGTGCGTAGAACTCGAGGCGTGGCAGGGCCTGTGCAAAGGCGTGGCTGTAAGAGTAGGCATCCTTGCTGACGTCGCCAGGATGCTCGGGGACATATTGCGTGTTCTCTTTGTCGTTGTGACCGATGATTACCGGTAGACCTAGCTCGACGGGCACCATCGCGAGACGCGTCATGAGGGTCTTGCGTGTCTGCAGCGACCAATTCTGGTGAACGCCGCGCCCGGAGTAGATATCTGTTGCATGAAAGATGTAGCCGTCGCGATCGACCGCCGGCACTAGTTGATCTAGTAGTCGCTCGATATGCCGATGCGCGCTGTCGCGGTGCGCCTGGCTTGTCGTGACGAAGCCGCCAACTGTGCAATAGCGCTCGTCGCGCGATGTTCCCGCCTCGTCCAAGAAGGCGATCGGGGCGTCTGCAAAAGAATCGGCGTTTGAAGTCATGACAGGGTACACCCGGGGCCGCTGCTAGGGCGACACTTTGCATCCTGCCCGAATCTGTCTTTCGGCGTCGACGCCTTTGCGACAACATCAGTCGTCGCCCGCGATTTCGGCGCCAGGGTGGTTTCGCTGCTGAGGCGGGGAAGCGCGATCAAGACGCTCGATCTCTGCGAGGATGAGAGCTCCGGCGCGGACGAGGTCGGCGCGGCGGTCTTTCGGCTTCCACCACACGGCTGCCCAAGGCCACCATCCCGGCGTCATCTCGCGCTTTAGATGCAGCTCGCGATCAGCCATGAGGGCGTAGGCAGCGCCGGCGCGCGCGAGGGCGCCGTCAGCATGTTTGTCGTCGTGCTCTGGGCTCCAGCCTTCAAGAGTGATCTGGCGATGCCGTTCAGCGAGTACATCGGTGGCTGCTGCATTCAGGTGTGACTCAGGCATCGATTGATCCTCCCAATGCGTCCGCGACAAAGGCGAAGAGCTGCGCCGGAGAGAGCTGGAAGCGGTCGAAGTCGTAGTGAAAATCGATCCCGCGACGGCACGTGCTGTTGGCATGAACCGCATGCTCGGCATGCTTGGTCATCAAGGTGACGACAATGCCGGCGCAGGGCGTGTAGTGATACTCATAGGCCGGCATTTCGTAGCTCCACCCGGCCTCGTAGCGCTCGAGCGGTCGCTCGTAGATGTTCACATCGGCGACGGGATCGCTGAGGCGCCCACCCTTTTCGCTGCGCGGCCCGTTGTGGCTGATCAGCAAATGCGATCCGGTCTCAGGCTTCACGATCTCGACGTCGCAGCGCTGGTTGACCTGCACGCCTTTCAGAACGCGCGAAGTGAAGCTGAAGCGGTGATTGTGGACGGCGGAGTGCTCGAAGCAATTTCGGCGCGGCAGATCAGGGTGCCAAACGTGCAGGCGCTGATGGCCGCCCAGCACGACCTGGATGAAGCCAAGACCATGTAGACTTATGGTCTCCTTGGTGGGGGTGAAATCCTTGAGCATGGTCACTCCTCTATGGTGTGTTCAATTGAGGAAGGTCGCGGGGCCAGTCCCAGAAGCCTTGCGCACCGCGGCACGGCACGGCGGGTTCGAAGGCGCGCCAGTCGATGAGGGGCCAGCCATAGTTGGCGTGTTCGTCGCGATCGGAATCGTTGAAGCCGTAGCCGAGCGCCGGCATGCCGGGCAGGTGCGGTGCCTTGGTCGGCTCGCCGAGAATGGCGGTGCCGAGACCGTGCCCGAGCGCCAGCACGAGCTCGTCGCGCACGACGCGCTCCAGCATCGGCAGGGCGATTTCCCGCGCGAGGCCAGTGCGCCAGTGATGCTCCGACGCCAGCTGGGCGAGCAGCCCCTTCACCTCGGCCTTGCGCACCGGGCGCGCGCCGGCATGGATCACGATGCGCAGGCCGCGGAGGGCGCGCGGTGCCGGCCAGCTGCGGAACTCGTAGGGCTTCGCCCCGATCGCGATGAGCGAGGCCCATGGTTGCCAGATGGTCAGGGCCTTCATGTGGGGGCGTCCGCAAAGAGATCCGCAGCCGCGCGCTGAGCACGCGCGCGGCTCTTGACGCCGGCACGGCGCGTCGGCGCGTCATAGGTATTGTGGCAGCGCTGGCACCACGCCTTGAGGTTCGGCCGATTGCCCGGCTCGCCATTGTTTTCGGGCGTGTGGTCGAGGTGGCCGACCGTGAGCACGACTGTGCCGCCGGTTCTGGGATGCGGGTTGCCCTGCTGGGCGCGACATTCAGGAAATGCCGGCGAACCCTCGCAGCGCCAACGGGCGCGCTCGCGCACCTCCAGCGAGATGGCGGGCCAGTCTTTCGGGTAGCGTGCGCGATTCTCGGGGCGGATCGGCATCAGGCGGCGAGCCTCCATGTCGCATTGCGGCGAATGGCAGGGCAGGGCCTCTTCACTCCATGAGTGATGGGAAACAGCGTGAAACGATATTCAGCCTGCGCGCTGCGCGGTCTAATTGGGATCGGCTGAACGCATTTCAGAAGGGCGGTGTCGTCGTTGGCGCAACAATCGCGCTGGCGGCGATGTGGTGGGCTGGCGGTTTTGCATTCGACATGGGCGCACTGATTGGCGCTGGAATCGCGATCATCGCTGCCGTCGAAATTGTGCGATTTGAGGACCGAGAAGACGACCGCAAGGCTGCAGTAGTTGCCGGCGAGGAAGCGCAGAGATCCAGCATTTTCCTCCAACACACGGCATCGCGGCTTTTGGGGAACGTGCGTCGCCTCGAGCCGGCAATTGCGATCTCGGCTGCCGCACGAACGCTTCGCGAGGTTGCCGCGCACTACTGGGACGTTCATGAAGTCCAGTTTTGGGCGGATAACGACGCTAAGATTGGCAGCCGCGAGCTGCGGGACATGATCGAGATGCGGGTCCACTTTTTCGAGGCGCGCGCGCTCGCTGCTCTTCCGCTCGCACTTTCGATCGAAGTGCAACTTCTCGGCGAACGGTCGGAAATGGGGATTCGCCGGCTCGTCGGGCACTTCGACGATGCCGGTAGGATCGGTTCGAGCTCCTATCGCGCCGTGCTTGAGATGAGGAATGAACAAAAAATGGTGGCAGGTTGGCTCGTCGAGATCATCCAAGCGTTTGACCGGTTTCAGAAAACGAATTTGGAGGCCGTTGCTACCGGCGTGGTTCTGAACCACGGGGAGATCTACGCCAGATTGGATAAGGCAATCGACGAGGCGCCTGATATTTCGGACAATACCGCGGTCTTCAATCTCCTGTCGCCCCTGGTGGATGCCTTCATCAAGGAACGCAAAGCTATCTGGTCGGAGTAACGGGCCTCGGATTTGTGCATACATCACGCGGACCCTGCGCAGGTTTCGCGGCCACCGGCGGTGACGGTGGCGCTGATCTCGGCGGCGAGGGCCAGGGCGGTCGCCTGATCCATCGGTGCAACGGCGAAGACGCGGCGCAGCTCGTCGTAGAGGTGCAGGCGCACTGTGCCGTGTTTGCAGATGTCGGCGCTGATGCGCTGCGCCGTCTTCACCTCCGGCGCCCAGCCCGGCTTGAAGTCGAGCCCCACCCATTGCCAGGCGTGATCGTCGGGCCGGTGCGCGAACTTGGCGCGCTTGAGGCCGCGCTGCTTGAGAAGGCGGGTGAAGAGGCCGCTTGCCATCGGGCGCGGGGTGCGCCGTTCGGGCTGCGCCGCGTGCCAGGCGCGATAGGCCTTGTAGAGCCGTTCATGCGACAGGATGAAGCCCGGCGCCATTTCGGTGCGCTCGGTGAGGAAGGCGCGCAGCTCCGCCTCGGGGGTCGATGGAGTGGGCATCAGAAGAACCCCGCGGCCGGCGCGGCATTCGCCCCGATGTCGGCCGCCGGCGGCGGCGCGGGATGCTCGGCGCGAATCTCGGCCGCGATTCTCCAGAAGCGGGTGCAGATGTCGTTCAGCGAGGTGCAGGCGCGCGTGTGATAGTCCGCGCGGCGCAGCTCGAACGCTTTGCGTTCCTCGCCTTCCGGCGCGGCGCGCTCGAACATCGCGCGCTTGCGCGGCGAGCCGATCAGGAACGAGTCGAAAGCGTCGGCATAGGCGGCGATGCGTTCGGCGCTCGCCCAGATCACCGCGCGCTCCGACCACACGTCCGGGATCGTCGGCGTATCGCCCGTCTCGATGTCCTTCACGAACAGCATCGACATGGCGACAATCTCGGCGATGACCGCGGCGTCAGTCGGAGTCGCGCGGAAGGTGATCTTGTCGCTGGGATTGATCAGCTCATAGAGGCGCAGGGCTGTCATGGCGTCGCCTGCATGGCGCGGTCGAACGAGATAAGGATCGCCCCGCTGAGGTGCGTGAAGTGCTCGAGGGGTTTATTCGTGAGCACGAGGACTGGGCGGCCCTCGGGGAGGGGGTACTTCTCCTCGTATTCGTATACGGCAGCGCAGTTGAGGCCGGTGCGAAGCGCCTCCGCGTTGCGGGTTTTACCGCAAGCCATCGGTCCGGAGACGATGACGCATTCGACGCCCTGTAGGCGATTATCGAGCCTCTGCATCAGGCGCGCCCTTCGCGTTCGGCCATCTGGGCGCGCAGCGAGGGTGCCGCCGGGTGGCCGGAGTGCCGAAAGCCTGGCGGCGCTTCAGGGCCGAAGCGCAGCGCGTTGTCGATGCAATCGGCGGCGCGGGCGAGCTGGCGGGCGGCCTTGGCCAGCCAGAGATCGTTGCAGCCGTCGAGGGAGGGACGAGACACAAGGCTGGCGAAGCTGCGCAGCAGGCGTTCGGAGGCGCTGCGGACCGCCTGCTCGACGGCGGCGGTGGGGAGGGCCGGGTCGCGGCCGAACTCGCGTAGGCCGATGATGTCCGCGGCCGTGAACGGCTTGGGGGCCGGGCCCAGCGGGCGTTCCTGCGTTTCGTCCGCGTCGTTGGCGTGGGTGACGAGCACTTCGGGCGCGGCTTCGAGGTGGAGGCGGACCGGGCCTTCGCGCAGGACGATCGGCTCGCCGGGGGAGAGGGAGTAGGGGACCTCGAGGCGCTCGCCGCGGGCGACGCAGCGCACCAGGTCGTCATCGCAGCAGGCGCGGTAAAGCGCGCCGATGGTGCACTGGCCCTCCTCCCAGACGCGGATCGTGGTGCCGCGCAGGTCGATGCCGGCGTCCTCGGCGGGCAGGCGGCGGGCGAGGCCGGTCTGGCCGTAGCGTTCGAGCAGCGCACGGACGCGGGCGTCGACCTCCGTCAGGTCATGGCCAGCGGCGAGGACAGCGCCGCCGAGCTGGAAGATCACGAAGGGGCCGGCGAGGCCTTCGCCCTCGGCGGTCGCCAGTTCGAGGCCAGGGCCGCGCCCCGCGTCGAGGGGCTCAGGGTGGGGGGTGACGCGGGACGCGGTCGCTGGGTGCACGGGAAACCTCCATCGTGGGCCGCCGGGCGATCCGGCTGGGCTGATGGAGGGGGACGCTAATTCGGGAAAAATCCCTAGTCAAGGGTGAAATCGGGATAAATCCCGTTTCACGTGAGACGCCATCGACACGCTCAAGGGCGCCGCTCGGACGAATGCGGCCGCCATTGGGGCCTTCCGCTGGAATTCTAGCGGGAGACGCAGACCACCTGATTTCCCTGGGATCGGCAAACCGTGTGAACGGGCCTGTTGATTGCGTTCGCGACATTCTGGGCCGCCAGCTGCTGGCTCTCCGCTGCTTGTTGGGATTGCAGCCAGTTCTGGTATGCCGCCAGCGCCGCTTGCCGCTGCGCAATTTCCTGATCGTGAGACTGGGCAAGTTGCCGGTCATGTGCGGCAATCGCCGCCGCGATGCGGAGATCCCCTGCCTCGCGGGCTTTTGCCAGTCTTCTGTTGCCCTCTCCAAGGGTCACTTCATCGCTCACAATTTCGACGAATACTCCGTCGACGGCTGAATAAAGCTCGCCAAGGGCGCGTAATACGTTCGCGTCGATCTGCGTTGCAGCCTCCATCTGGATTTGTCTGCAAACCTGGGCATCGGACGAAAACTGCAAGATGGCTTGTTTCTCCGGCGTGGTCGCCTTTCGGGCGATGCTCATTTTGTAGACTCGCTGCGGATCCGTTCCGGGAGCGAGCAATATGCTGGAGACGATACGAAACGACGCTGTTGCGTTCAGCCTTGCCTGGCACTGCTCGAGTTGGCCGGCGGCAGCTTGCGCAATCCCTTCCTCCCTTTGTGCCTGCTTTTGAGCTTGAGTCGCGCATCCTCCGACAAGGAGGCATGCCAGCACCGCAGCCAATATTTTCATGGATCCCCGCCCAATTTCTTATGTGCTTTCAGCATTGCCGGATGGTGGACAAACTTCGTGGGCCCTAGACCCCCACCCAGGTACTGACGGAGCGACAATGTCGTAGAATATGTTGTCCGATAGCCATGCCACTATTGGCCTTATGGTCGCGGGCGCGCGTGGACGGGCAGCTAGCGTGCTAGAGTTGCCGATAAATCGGCGCAGCGCTCGGTGACAGTCACGGAGAAGTCGGCGTCGTCCTCGACCGCCAATTTCGGTGTAGCGAGCGGCGAGTAGGCGAACAGCTTGAAGCCGCCATACGCGCCAAAGCTGTTCTTGCCGTTGAACTCGCCGCAAACCCGCCAGCCGTCCGCGCTGGCGCGGACCTCGCGAAACTTCACGCTGTCGGCATCCTTGGCGGCGTAGCGCAGCTGCGCTGCGGCCTCGCTATATGTTTGCCTGGCGCGGGTTTCTTCCTCGGTCGGAGCGCGGTGGTTGGCGACGAGCCAGTAGACCCCCACGCCGATCGCTAAAACCGGGATGAGCACCCAGCCATAGTCGGTCAGGGAGCGGGCTGACTTGGTATCCGGGAACCGCATGATGTGCCTTCCCCTCGATCGTGCCTGCAAAAGCCTAGCGCCGGACCGGACGGATCCGGGCATCGCCGGTCACGAGGCCGGTTATCATCACCTCGGCGCCGTCGTCCGGCGATTTCACGCCGTCACGGTAGGGGATCGGATCCTTCCACCGGGGATTGTTGGAGCGGCAGACGAGGTCGATGCTGCCGTCGTCGTTGACGCGCACTTCCTTCAGCGTCGTCTCGCGCAGCGCGCCGCCGTCGCGCTTGCGGACGACTTCGACATGGTCGCCAGTGCGTGGCTGGAAGTTCTGCATGGCGAAGACGCTGACGAGCCGCACATAGGAGCCCTCCGGATAAAGCTCGTTCATTGAATCGCCCACCACGCGGGCCACCCATTGATCGGCGGACGGCCACTCGGGCGCTGACCGCAACGGGGAGAGCGGGGGCGGGACCTGGGAATGATCTTCCAGCTCGAGCCAGACCCCGGCGGCCACATCGTGGCGAACGTGTAAGGGGAACGTGTCGAAGGTCCCGGCGATGAAAACGGCCGGCACCGGCGGTGCGCCAACTTCCTCGCTGCGGCCCAAGAGATAGTCCGTCGAGCACTGCAGCACGCGGGCGAGTTCCGCCAGGGCCGCGGCGCGCGGGCTGCGCACCCGCAAGCGGAGGATATCCCGCACGAAGGATTCGCCCTGGCCGGCCTGGGTGGAGGCCGCCAGCGCGGAGAGACCGAGGGCATCGAGCCGGGACTGCACGCGTTCCTTGAGCGCCGTGGGGGTCGCGGGAACGGTGGTCAGATCTGATTTGGCAGCCATAGTAGGGAAATTCCCCGATTTTCCGCCAATTTGCATGTGGGAAGAATCACGGACTTGCATTCGGGAAAAATCCCGATAATCATCCGCGCCGTGACCCAGACCAACACCCTCATCAGCCCCTTGCTGTCGCGCATCGACGACTACTGTGCGCGCAGCGGCCGCAAGGAAGGCGGGCTTTCCGATCACCTGTTCGGCGACGGGAAGCGCATCGGCGCACTGCGCAACGGCGCCGATGTCGGCACGCGTACGCTGCTGCGCGCCCATGAACGCCTCGACCGGCTGTTCGAGGACCTCGACGCGGATGCCGCGATGCGGGCGGCGGCGGAGCAGGGGGGTGAGGTCGTCCATCCCGGAAACATGACGGCTGACGGGCCGGAATGCGACCGCAATGGGGCGGCGCAATTGCGGCGGGTCGAGGGGGCGGCATGAGCGCGACCCTCGCCCTCGTCATCCTGTCCTTCGCCATCGTGCTGGGGTGGGGGATGGCGTCGCCCAAGCGGAAGGCCGGCATCCTCGGCGTCATCGGTGGCCGCAAGGGCTCACGTCCTGCCGCGAAGGTGGGGGCAGATACCGGCACAATGCTCGATGCCTGGCGGCGCGGGGGCGTGTTGTGAGCTTCAAGCCCTACAAGGCCCCGGCCGGCTACGCGACGACCAAGGAGGTCGTGCAACGCTTCATCGACGATGCCGGCGGGGTGAAGCCCGCTGCCTTCGTGCTCGAGCGCAAGGAGCGCGCGGTCTACGATTACTGCGATCGCGACATCGACACGCAGATCACCTTCGACCAGGTCCGCCGCCTGACCGTCGCGACGCACAGCACCGTCGCGGCCGAAGCGCTCGCCGCCGATGCGGGCGGCGTCTTCGTGCCCGGCGAGGTGGACGATGCCGCCTTCGCCGAACTGGCGGCACAGGTCTGCGGCGAGCACGGGCAATTCTCCAGCGAACTCTGCCGCGCCTTCGGTGACGGCCAAATCGACGATTCCGAAAAGCCGGTCATGCGCCGCGAACTCGACGATCTCATCCGCGCCGCGGTCGCCGCGCGCGTGCGGCTCGATGCTGCCGGCGACTTCCTGCGGCCGGCGCCGCCCGTCAAACCCCCGAGGAGGAAACGCTGACATGAAACCGATCACCGACGTGCTGCGCGAATATCGCAAGGGCGCGCTCGCCGACGAGGCGAGCGACGTCTTCGCCAAGGTCATCAGGGCCGTCATGGAAACCGGCAAGCCCGGCACGCTGACGCTGACCCTGACGGCCAAGCCGCACAAGGGCGACAGCGCCATCATCATCCTGGCCGGCGAAGTAAATGGCAAGCCGCCCAAGGAAACACTGCCCGATGCGATCTTCTATGCGGACGAGGAGGGCGGCCTGCACCGCGCCGATCCCAAACAGCGCGAGATGGACACGCTGTTCCGCGAGGCCGGTCAGAAGACCGCCGAGGCGTAACCCGCGCAATTCATTTCACGGCGGCACGGCCGCTCCAACAAGCAGGAGTTTCTATGGCAGGCAAAAGCAAGACAGCTTCCGTCGATCTCGACGTTCTGAAGCTGGATACCGCCGGCTTCACGACCGAAGCAGCCGCGATCGCGGCCCTCGGCGTGCAAGCGGCAGGCAAGGCGCAGATCCTCGTTACCCCTGATGCTCGGGTCTTCATGATCCTGCCGGAGGGCGTCACCGCCAAGGAGGTGACGGACCCGCACAACCTCATCGTGCCGGCGCCGGGCCGCATCAAGCAGAAGGTCGAGCTGCTCGATAAGGACTCGCTCAGCGAATACATCATCCGTCACCGGACGGATTCCACGATCATCTTCGCCGATCCGTTCGACGACACCTTCAGCGCGCAGATCGATTGGCATGGTGCCGAGGAAGCAAACTTCATCGAGCACCGCGCGACGCTGAAACTGCAGCGCAGCGAGGAATGGAAACGCTGGTCTGGCATCAGCGGCAAGCTGCTGCCCCAGATGGAGTTCGCGCAGTTCCTGGAAGAGAACGCCGCCGACGTGTTGCGCCCGAGCGGCGCCGATCTGCTGGAGGTCGCGAAAGACCTGTCGGCGCGGCGCAATGTGAACTGGAAGAGCGCGATCCGGCTCGACAATGGCGATGAAGCCTTCGGTTATGCCGAGGAGACGGTCGCGCAGGCCAAGAGCGGGCAGATCGATGTGCCGCGCATGTTCGTGCTGCAGATCCCGGTCTACATGAATGAGCCGCCGCTGGAGGTGAATGCCTTCCTCCGCTGGAAACTCGACAGCGGCGCGCTCGGCATCGGTATCCAGCTGCATCGGCCCGTCTTCATCCAGCAGGCGGTTTTCAACCGCATCGGTCAGGACATTGCCGGTCGCACGGATCGCCAGGTGCTGACGGGACGGATTGGCGCCGGCGTCACCACGGCTGCCTAACGTGGCCGAGCAGTCCTCCCTCTTCGATCTGCCGCCGCGACGGCACGTTGATGCGCCCGTGGCGGCGGTGCGCGTCGAAGCCGCGGCGGCAGCGCCCCAGCCCCCGCGGGAGGCGATCCTCCCCGTGCCCGCGGGTGGCTGGGGCTCGCTCAATACGGGCATGGCCAAGCTGCCACCGGTGCTGCCGGCGGTGGGTTGCCTGGAGTGCGGCCAGGCGGTCGATGCGGCGGTGCCGTTCGTCGCCGTGCTGACCGGTCAGGTCGAGACCGTCGTGCGGGACGGGAAGACGTATCGCAATTCGCTGCCGGCCCTGTTGCACGCCGCCTGTCACCCCGCGTGGTGGACGGCGCGCTGCGCGGCTGCGCTGGCTGCGGTGGCATGGGTTTCGCGAACACCCGACGGTGCTTCGCCATGAAGGCGCTCGCCGCCTATGCCGGGGCCGAACGGCGCACGCCGCCGGTTCCGCGCCCTGCCGCCGCCGAGGCCAGCGCCCAAGCCATGGCGCGGCTGCGCGCCGGGATCATCGTAGAGACGTGTTTCCAGCTGGCGGCGCGCGAGGCGCGGCTGCCGGTCGCCGATCTGCGCGTGCCCAAATCGAAGGCCGTGGCGCCCTGGCGCTTCGCGGCGCTGTTCCTCGCGGCGGAGGCGGCGGGCCTGACGCGCTATCAGATCGCGCTGCATACCGGCATGGACCGCACGGCGATCGCGCACGGGATCAAGCGGTGCCGCGCGCTGATGGAGGCGGGTGGGGCCTACTACCTGAGCGTCGATGCGCTGCGCGGCGAGATCGTCGCGCTGTACGGGGCGGAGGCGTCGCGATGACCGCGGCCCAACGCGCGGCCCTCGACTGGCTCGCCAAGCACAACGGCGACGGCACGCTGGACCGGAACGGCATCGTCCTCGCCGCCGGCGAGACGGCGCCCTTCACGCGCGCGACGTGGAATGGTCTGCGCGATTTGGGGCGCGTCGAATTCTACCGCCTGTCGCCCAAGGGGTATGGCCGCATCCGATTGGCGGCCGCGGCGCGGAGCGGCGCATGATGCTCCCGCCCGGGCCCTTTTCCGTCATCTATGCCGACCCTGCCTGGTCGTTCGCGACCTGGTCGCATCGGGGGCAGGGCAAGGGCGCGTCGCAGCATTATGACGTGATGGATCTGGCCGCCATGGCGGCGCTGCCGGTGGCGGCGTGTGCGGCGGACGATGCGGCGCTGTTCATGTGGGTGGTGCAGCCGATGCTGCCCGACGCGCTGCGCCTCATCGAGGCCTGGGGCTTCACCTTCAAGACGGTCGCCTATGTGTGGATCAAGATCAAAGGCGTCGCGGAGCGGCAGGGGCAGGATCGCCTTTTCTATGCCGGCGAGGATGTCCGCCTGGGGCTCGGCTATCACACCCGCAGCGGCGCGGAACAGTGCTGGCTGGCGACGCGCGGCAAGGGCTATGACCGGCTTTCCCAAAGTGAGGCGCAGGTCGTCTTCGCGCCGCTGCGCGAGCACAGCCGCAAGCCCGACGACATCGCCGACAGCATCGTCCGCCTGACCGGCGATGTGCCGCGTCTGGAAATGTTTGCGCGGACCGAGCGCCCCGGTTGGTCCGTCTGGGGCAATGAATCCACCAAGTTCGGGGCCGTCGCATGAGCGGATGGACCGACGATCGGATCGACCGGCTGAAGACGCTCTTTGCCGAGGGCCTGTCGTTCAGCCAGATCGCGCGGGCGCTCGGCGGCGTGACGCGCAATGGGTGCATCAGCAAGGCGCATCGTATCGGCCTGGGGGCCCGCGCGCGCGTGGCCGTGCCGAAGGCGCCGCGCGTGCCCAAGGCGCCGCAGCGCCGCGTCCCCCGCGACGGAAAAGCCCAGACGGTGGCGCCGTTGCGCGCGCCGTTGTTCGTCGAGGGGCGCACGGTGCACGGCGATGCGATCGGCTGTCAGTTCCCGCCCGGCGAGCCGGGGGCCGGGATGTGCGGCGCGCCACGGCTGTTGAAGGCGACGCCGGGCGGGGGATCGCGGCCCTCTTCCTATTGCCCGACGCATGACGCGCTCTGCACCGCACCGTCCAAACCCTATCAGCCGCGCACGCATATCGGCCGGGCGCGTCGCAGCGCGTGGGATCTGTGATGTTCGTCGAGATCGAGCCGACCGATGTCGCACGCATGCGGGCCGCGATTGCCGCCGGCAAGGCGCAGGCGCGCCGGGCCTGGGAGCGGCGCCGCCTCGAACTGGCGCGCGGCGCATCCAGCCCCCACGTGCCGGTCCGGCCGGTGACGGCGCCGCCGCCGGCCACGTTGCCCGAACCCAAGGTGGAGGCCCCGCCCGTCGCCCCGGACGTTGCCACCCCGCCCAAACGCGGCCGGCGCACGGCGGCGCAGCGGGCCCGCAATACCGCGCTCGCGCGGGCGCGGCGCGGCTATCAGGCGCGCTTTTCGGATTACCATCCGCTCGGCCTCTCCGCGCCGGAGGACCGGCTCTATCGCGCGCTGCTGACGCGGTCCATGAGCACGCAGGAGCTGACGATCCATCTGAGGGTCGGCGCGGGCTGGGTGAAGACCCATCTGCAGCGGCTGCGCGCCAAGCTGGCCAGGCACAGCATGGGCGTGCGATCGCGCCACGCCATTGTCGGCGAGGTGGGCGATGCGCGATGACACCGCCGCCATCTTCGCCGAAGCGCGGCGGGTCAAGCTGACCGACATCGTGGCGCGCTTCATCGGGACGCTAAAATTCCAGCGCAGCGGCGGTTGGCTGCGCGCCGCGTGTCCGCTGTGCGGAGCAGGCCGCAAGGGCTCGGCACCGTTCGCCTTGAATGAGGCAAGCGGCATCTGGTGGTGCCATTCGGAAGACGATGGCGGCGACGGGATCAAGCTGGTCGCGGCACGCCAGGGCTGCGATCGCCTGGAGGCGGCGCGGCAGATCATCAATTGGGTGCCGGGCATGAGTCCGGCGCCGCGCAGCGCGGCGGATGCGGCGCGCGACATCGAGCGACGCACGAAGGACGATGCAAGCGCCGAACGGCGGCGGCAGTTCGTGCAGCGGCTGGCGGCGCAGATGTGGAACGAGGCGGTGTCGCCGCGGGGCACGATCGTGGAAACCTGGTTTGCTGTCCGCGCGCTGGAGATCGAGGCGATCCCGGGCGGATTCGACCGGCTGCGCTTTCATCCCGCGGCGCTCGCCGCCGCCGGGCGCTATGAGGACGGGCGGGAATGGGAAATCCGCAGCCCCGCCTTGCTCGCGCGCGTCGAGGCGTGGAGTGGGCCGTTGCAGGCGTGGCGTCCGACCGGGCTGCACTGCACCTATCTGCGGCGAGATGGCAAGGCGAAGGCGCGTCTGATCGACGGCGAGGGCGCAGCGATTCCGGCGCGCAAGGCATGGGGCGATCTCTTGGGCGGGGCCGCCCTGCTGACGGCGATGGATGCCGCGCTCGGGCCGCTCGCGGTCGGCGAGGGGATCGAGACAGTCTGGGCCTATGCGGCACGGCACTTCCAGGGGCGGCCGCATCGCGCCGCCGCGGCGCTCAATCTCGGCAATCTGACGGGCAAGGTGAAGCGCGACGCGTTCGGGTGTTTCGACCCGGCGGCGCCGGTGCTCGATCCCGGCGGGCGGCCGGTCTTCACCTTTCCGGAAGCGGGTGAGGTGATCGCGCTGATCGACCGCGATATGGCGCCCGCCGAATCGAAGGTGCGCGACCGGCGCAAGCGGGTGACGCGCGTGGTGCTGACCGCCGACGACCGGGCGCGGCTGGCAGCGAGCCTGGTGAAACAGGTGTGGCAGCGGGCGGGCGCGGTGCGCGTGACGCCCGCGTTCCCGCCGGCGGGCATGGATTTCAACGACGCCGCGATCGCGGACAGGGCGCGAGGGTAGAGTGGCCGATTATGCCCACAGTGTGCGCGCCGCGCAGTTATCGCGGAAGGTGGAAAGTATCAGCCGCCAGCTGGAAGCCGTCGCGCGCGAGCTTGGCGAGCTGGCGCGGGCGGATGGGCCCCCGCGGTTGCCGGGCGAGGTGATCGTGCCCGGGCTCGAACTGCCGGTGCGGATGTCGCCGCAGATGGCGGCGGTGTGGCGGGTGCTGTGCGAGCGCAAAGGCCATCCCGTCCTCGCGTGCGACCTCGCCGCGGTCATGGAAACGACGGCGGCGAGCGCCCGGCGCGATCGCGCGGCAGTGAAGGTGGTGGTCTGCCATCTGCGGCGCGCCACGAAAGGCGGGGCGCAGCGTATCGAGACGGTCGTCAATGTCGGCTATCGCCTGGTCGATATCGATGCTGCGGCGTTGCGCGTGACGCAGGCGATCGCGCGCGTGATGCGCCGGGCGGAGGCCTCGGCATGAGCGACGAAACGCTCCGCCCCGCCGCATCGCCGGGCGAGCTCGCCTGGCTGGAGATGGGCGACCTCGGCAACGCCATGCGCCTCGAGGCGCGGGCGGCGGGGAAGCTGATCTTCGTGAAAGATGTCGGGTGGTTCGGCTGGGACGGGAAATCCTGGCGCAGTGACGACGGCGAGCGGCTGGCGATCCGCCTGGCGCATGAAACCGCGCGCGGCATCGCAGCGGAGTCCAAATTCGTCCGCGACCTAATCGAGGAACAACGCGACCAGGGCGAAGAACATATGAAAATGCTCGAGGAGCGGGCCAACAAGCTGGCTGGCTGGTCGGTGCGGTCGGGCGATCGCAACCGCACTGTCGCCATGCTGGTGCAGGCGCAGTCCTATCTCAACGTGAAGCGCGAGCAGCTCGACCCCGATCCTTTCGCGCTCAACGTCCAGAACGGGATCCTGCGCTTCACGCGCAACGGGCCGGACGGATGGGGCTGCGAACTGGAGCCGCATGCGCCCGAGGCGCGCATGACGCGGATTGCGGCCGCCGCCTATGATCCCAAGGCGACGGCGCCGAAATGGGAATCGCATCTGGTGCGCTGCCTGCCCTCGGATGGGGTGCGTCAGTTCTTCCAGCATGCCGCGGGCTATACCTTCACCGGCTCGACGCGCGAGCAAATCATCGTTGCGCTGCAGGGCAAGGGCGGCGACGGCAAGTCGACCGCGATGAACATCCTGCGCCGGGTCGGCGGCGACTACGGCACGACGAGCGACATCAAGACCTGGCTGGAGGGGAGCATGCGGGGCGGCGCCGATGCCAGCCCCGACCTCGCGCGTCTGGGCGGCGATGTGCGGCTCTGCTCGACCGGCGAGCCGCCGCGCAATGCGGTGCTGAACGATGGTCTCATCAAGAGCGTCACCGGCGGCACGCCCATTCTCGCGCGGCATCTGGGCCTCGGCCTCTTCGAATACCGGCCGAGCTTCAAGCTGTGGATCGAGATGAACAAGCGCATCCGCATCGGCGGCGACGACGACGGCATCTGGCGTCGCGTGAAGCTGATCCTCTGGCCCAACCAGATCCCCAAGGAAGAGCGGGTGAAGACGTTCGAGGACGATGTCGTCGAGCAGGAGGCGAGCGGTGTGCTCAACTGGATCATCGCCGGCATCGTGGGGTGGCTGAACGAGGGGCTGAACGAGCCCGACGAGATGAAGGCGGCGATCGAGGATTACCGCCGCTCGTCCAACCCGTTCGGCGAGTGGTGGATGGACCGGGTGATCGCCGACCCGAGCCACCGGGAGCTCTCAAGCACGCTATTTCACGACTATGAGGCATGGTCGAAGGACAACGGGCACGAGCCGGTCAAGCAGGCGGCGTTCGGGCGCGCGCTCGCCGATCGGCAGGTCCTGTTCGCGGGCAAGGACGCGAAGGGCCGAGTGACGCGCAAGGGGGCGCGGCTGCGCCCGAACGAGCTGCGTTATGGCGACGACGATCGGCCGCCGCATGACGGGTACGAGGGACCGGGATGATAGTTCATCGCCTCTCCAGACCAAGCATCTGGCGCAGCGCTTCGTCGATGCGCGTCTGCCAACCTGGACCGGTTTCCCGAAACGCCGTGAGCACATCTTGCGAAAGGCGGATATTGATCGCCTCCTTGGCATTGCCTGTTCGAGGTCGGCCGCGCCTGGCGGGCCGATTGGCGTGGTACACTTCCGCTTCGGCCGCCGCGTCATCCGTTAGCTCCGGAACTTCGTCGTACTCCTCGGGCTGGACGACGTGCGCGTCCACCTTGGCGAAATCCGTTCTTGGATGGGACGCCGGAGCTGGCGCGCGTCCAACTGAATTGCCTCGACCCTTAAAGGTGAGTGGCGCGGGGGCGCTCGCCTCGAGCGCGGTTAGACGCTCCGCTAGAATTTTGACGACTTCGGCGACATCCGAAAACGCGTCCACTCGCTGCCAGATCTTGGTCAGTATTTCTTCAATGGGAGACTTGGTCTCTGGCGGAGCTTGGGCCGACTCCCCACCAGCCATGACCAGAATCCTGGGCTCGGGGTCGCCGCCAGACGCATACGACATACCCGGCGTCCCCTCGTCCACCATGCAGGTCGCTCGGCGCCACACACGCTTCTCTTGTCCAAAGAAGCCGTCAAGAACAAAATGGTTCGGATTGTGGGCAAACGGCAGCGAAGCGGCCGTGCCGAGCACGAGCACATTCAACGCATCGAGAGAAGGCTTACTCGCCATCAGCTGCTCGTCGATCGCTAGGAGCCAGCTGCGCTGCGTATCTGGCTTGTTCCCGTTCATTGCACTTCCTCATACTGATGATTCGGCAGAGTTCGCCGCGTTGCGTCCAAGAGATCGCAACCATCCGGCCATGCAGGAGGCCGTAGGTATTATAGCGGTCCTCGCCGTAGTCGACGCGCATGTCGGGCACGTTCAATACGGTGCCAGCAAACACCTCCGCTGCGTGCTCGAAGTCGAGCCCACGGTCGGCAAGCGTCTTGTCGCGCTTTTTCGGGTCGTAAATGATCCGCATAGCTATATTGTAAATACGATAATTATGCCTGTCAATTTATCGTGGATACATATAAGCGGAAATTGCGCAGCCTGGCCGGACGGCCGCCCCCACAGACAGTTGACAGACAGACGGACACTTGCGTGCCGGTTCATGCGCGCGCGGCGGCTGCGGACGCTGGGTGGTGCCCGCCCGGCGCGTCGTTTCGTGCACGCATGTGTCCGTCTGTCCGCAATCGTCTGTGGGCGGAACATATTGATGCGGCGGCGAAAACAGACGGAACGGAGGGAACGGACAGTTTTTGCGGCGGCGGGCCCATGTGCGCGTGTGCGCGCATGTGTGAGCCCTATGCATGTGTCCGTTTGGTCTGTGTGTGTCTGTAACCACTATATCTTGAGAGGATAGAAGGATGGGGCGTCGGGCACGGGTAGAGACGCCGGAGGAGAAGGCGGACCGCATCGCGCGTCAGCGGGTGAAGCGGCTGTCACGTGAAACGGCGGCCGAGCGCGTGCGGGTGGGTGGCGTGGCGGCCGATACGCTCGCGACCCGGGAGCGCGCGGCCAAGACCGGCAAGGGCTGGGCGATCTGGAGCGCGCGCGGCGAGGGCGTGGCGCGCGTGCGGCCCAGCGTGCCGGCCATCATCATGACGCTGCTCGGTCATGACCTGCTCGATGTCGAGCATGTGAAGGCCGCCGATCGCTACATCGCCGACTATCTCTTCGGCGCGTGCGGCCCGAGCATGACGCAGAAATGGGAGCGGGGCGTCGACGGCGGCGGACGCGGCGATGCATCGGAAGCGCGCATGGATGCGAAGGCGGAATGGGAAGCCGCCGATCGCATCCTGGGCGCGACCCGCCCCGTCGTGTTCGGCGTGCTAATCGGCGGCGTCACGATGGAAGCCGCGGACGGTCCTGGCCTGCGCTATGCGGCGCTGCCGGCGAAGCGCGCGGGCAACCAGGCGGTGCTCTATCTCGGGCTCGATGCGCTCGCGCGGCACTATGGGTTGAAGCACGCAGATTGACTTCGCGACTTCGCCGATATAAAAACGCTGCCAATGTCAAAGACGTGTCCGAAGGTCGCCGCGAGGCGGCCTTTTTCATAGGCCGATGCCCTTCAACGGAGCGTCAGGCGGGTGGGTGGGTCGCCCTTGACGCCGTCGTCATGCCCTGAAATCGGGGCGGGCAGGGGGTACCCCCCCTTCACGGGTCCTTCCTGGCCGTCGATCCGTATACGGCATATCTGGGCCCCCGGGTTCGCGAGTAAGCGGTTGTGACGACCTGTGCACAGCCTCCGGGAGCGCACACCCCGGATGCACAAGTGTGGGTGAACCAAGGCGAGGCGGCGGAACGGCTGACGGCTGAGGGCGATATCGTCTCCCGGTCCGCCCTCGTGCGGTATCTGCAGAAGCATCCCGAGATCCCGACGCAGAAGCGCGGCAAGGGCGAGCCGGTCTTCGTCGACTTCGCGGCGTTGAAGGCGCACCGCGCGGATCTGGCGGCGCGCAAGCAGGATGAGCCGCCGCAAACAGCGAAGCCGGCCGAGGCCAAGGTCGTCGCCTTCGACGAGGTGCAGGGCCGTTCGCGCAACGCCAGGGTCGAGAAGGAAGAATCCGACGCCCGCCTGGCGCGTGTGCGGGCCGACGAGGCCGAGGGTCGGGTCGTCGCCAAGGCAGACGCCCTAGCGGCCTTCACCGCCATCGGTGCCGTTTTAGTGCAGGGTTTTGACGGATCCCGCCGCCGCATCTGCCAGCGCATCCGCGGCGCCGACGATCAACGCCAGGCGGAAATCGTCATGCGCGAGGAGGAGGGCCTCCTGCGCGCGCTTGTGGTGCGCGAACTCGGCGCACTGATGCAGCCCCCGGCCGATGCGCCGGCGGCGGCGGCCGAGTAGCAGCCATGCAGCCGGTGACGAAAGGCGCAGCGCTGCTGATCGCCGCGTTCTGCAGCGCCTTTGCGCCGCCGGAACCGCTGAGCCTTTCGCAATGGGCCGAAGGCCGGATCGTCATTCCCGCCGAAGCCTCCACCTCGGTGCCCGGACCCCTGTCCTGGAAAGGGTTCGAGTACTGCCGCGAGCCGCTGAACCGGCTGCACTTCGACGACACCTGCTCGCGCGTGACGCTGATGGCGGCCGCGCAGTCGGGAAAATCGAATATCGGCGTGGTCTGGGTCAGCTGGATCATTGCCGAGCGGCCACGCGCTGTCGGCATCGCCATGCCGAGCCTTGCGAAGGTGCGCGAGTTCAACGCCAAGAAGCTGCAGCCGGTGATCGACGCCACGCCGGCGCTGAAGCGCCTGGTGCTGCCCGTCTCGACGCGCGACGAACGCGGCTCGACGACGACCGACAAGGCGTTTCCCGGCGGTTCCATCCTGATCTATCCGGCGTCGTCGCCGAACGCGCTGCAGATGACCAGCTATGGCGCGCTCTGGATGACCGAAACGCCGAACTTCCTGGCCGATGTCGGTGGCCGCGGCGCACCGATCCCCCAGGCCCGGACGCGCATGGACGGCTGGGAGGCCTTCGGCACGAAGGAACTGCACGAATCGACGCCCGGCGAGCTCGGCACCTGTCCGGTGACGGCCGATTTCCACGCCGGCGACCAGTGCATGTTCTACATGCCTTGCCCGCACTGCGATTTCTATCATCGCTGGGAGTGGCCGGACTTCGTCGTGCCGAGGGAGGCGACGACCGCCCCCACGATCAAGGCACCGTGCTGCGGCGCGGTGGTCGAAGAGCGGCACAAGCCGGCCATGGTCGCCGCGGGCATCTATCTGCCGACCTTCGTCTCGACCGGCAGCGACAATCCGGAGCCGCCGCGGGCGGTGCCGTTCGATGAACTCGCCCGCTGGGCGATGCGGGACGTCGAGGGGCGTGAACCCAGCTATTATTTCTGGCAGGTCCACTCGCCACTGAAGACCTGGGCGGGCCTCGCCGCCGATTTTCGCGAATCGGAGGGCAGTGCCGCCTCGCGCGCGGCGTTCCGGCAGCAAAAGCTCGGCCTCGCCTCGGATCCTGCGGCCGCGGCGCCCGATCACGCGCTGATCGTCAAATCGGCGAAGGCGATCGGCGTGCGCCGCGGCGAAGTGCCCGCCTGGGCCTGCTGGCTGGCGCTCACCTTCGACGTGCAAGGTGACCGGCTGGAGTGGGCGGCCTTCGCCTTCGGCCCGGATGCCTGGGCGCGCTTCGATCGCGGCGTCATCGAGCACGATCCCCTGACCGTCGAGGCATGGACCGCAGCGGCGGCGATCACCGCGCGGACCTATACCGGCGCCCGGGTCGGGGATCTGGGCTTCGACGCGGTCGGCGTCGATTCCGGCGGCAAGGACGGCGTCTCGCCGCAGGTCTATCGCTTCACGCGGGCCCGTGGCACGCGCGCCGGCGCCGGAAACGTCCGATCGCTGAAGGGCGCGAGCCGCGAGCTACCCGCGTTCCAGCCAGCGATGGAGCGGCCGGTCAAGGTGATGCTGCCCGGTGGGCGCAAGGTCCGGCACCACATCCTCTTCATCGATACCTATGTCGGCAAGCGCCAGGTCTATGGCGCGCTGGCCGCTTTTGTTGCTGGCGCCGACGAAGGCGAACGCCGCCGCGGGTCCCTGCTGCTCGAGATCGATACGACGGACGAGGACGCCAAGCAGATCACGGCCGAACGCCTGATCCTGCCGAAGACCTACCGGCACGGCGAGCGCGGCGTGTGGGACCGCGTGTATCCGTCGAACGAACAGCTCGATCTCGCGGTCTATGCCTGGGCGCTCGCGCACTGGAAAGGCATCTGGAGCTGGGACGCGGCCCGGTGGGAGCAGGAATTCGCGGCGAAGGCGAAACCTGCCGCCGAGATCGCCGCGCCGCTGGAGAAGCTCTGGAACGCCCCGGTCCAGCCCGAAGCGACCGTCGCCGGCGCCGACAAGCCGCGGGGCGGGGCGTCGCGTTTCGCCGCCGTGTTTGCAGGCAAGGGAGGGGCGGCGTGAGCCTGACGAGCGACCAGGCGGCGGAGCTGGCACAGCTGATCGCCGCGCGGACGGCGCTGATCTCGGGCGGCGCCGTCGCTGAGATCACCAAGAGCGGCCGCACGCTGAAATACGCCGCCGCCGACCTCGACCGGATCGACGCGCGCATCGCGGAACTGGAAGCGCTCCGCGACGGCGTCCGCCGCCGCGCCGCTCTGATCTTCAGGCTGTGACATGAACACCGGACTGATCTATCCGAACGGCCGCGCGGTCAGCACGGCCGATGTCGCCAAGGTGCGCGCCTCGGCCGTGGCGGCGGCGCTGGTGCGCGGCGACACGCACTATAACGGCGCCCGCCAGGCGGGTACGTTCCTGGGGGAATGGCGCCCGTCGATCCGTTCGGCCGATGCCTCCTATCTGCCCGACCGCGACCGCCTGACCGCGCGGGTCCGCGATCTCACCCGCAATGATCCGGTCGCCTCGTCCATCGTGACGCGCCGGGTCAATTCAGCGATCGGTAGCGGCTGGCGCCGGACCTCGCGGCCCGACTGGCGGGCACTCGGCATCACCCGCGAGGCGGCGGCGGAACTCGGCCGCCAGATCGAAGGCGAATGGCGGCGCTACGCGCAGGGCGCGTTTTTCCAGGCGGATGCCGAGCGGCGCCTGACCTTCGGCCAGTTGCTGCGCGTCGCAGCCCACCACGTCATGGTCGACGGTGAAGCGCTCGGTCTGATGGAGTGGGACACCGAGGGGCTGACCCGCTACGCCACGCGCCTGCGGCTCGTCGATCCCGACCGCCTGTCGAACCCGAACGGCGCCCCCGACAGCGAGACCCTGCGCGGCGGCGTAGAGGACAATGCGGACGGCGTGCCCTGGCGCTACTGGATCCGCGAAGGGCACCCGGCTGATCTCGGCACCGTGCGCTCGCTGACCTGGACGTCGCGCGAGCGCTTCACCGCCCATGGCCGGCCGCGCGTCCTGCACGTGTTCGAGGCGACGCGCGCCGGTCAGACGCGGGGCGTGTCGCGCTTCGTCGCCGTCCTCAAATCCATGAAGGGCTGGTCGCACCTCACCGACGCGCAGATCGAAGCGGCGGTGCTGAACGCGCTGTTCATCGCCTTCGTGAAATCGAGCGCCGGTCCCGCCGCGGTCTCGGAAAGCTTCACCTCCGATGATCTGGTCGACTGGGCCAAGGGCCGCGACGACGCCTATGGCAAGTCGCCGATCAGCCTGACCAACGGCGCGCGCATCCCGGTGCTGGGCCTCGGCGACGAGGTGGAGATGCAGACCACGGCGCGCGACGTCTCGGACTACGAACCCTTCACGCGCGCCATTCTGCGGCTCACCTGCGCCTGCGCCGGCGTCACCTATGAAGAGGGGACGATGGATTACAGCCAGACGAATTATTCATCGGCGCGCGCCGCGATGATCCCAGCCTACCAGGAGACGCTGGCGATGCGCGGCTGGATCGAATCCGGCATGGCGACGCCGCATCACCTCTGCTGGCTCGAGGAGGCGTTCGATCGCGGCTACATCATGCCGCCGCCGGGTGCCCCGGATTTCTACGACGCGCCGGAGGCCTATGCCGAAGGGCGCTGGGTCGGGCCGGCGCGCGGCTATGTCGATCCGACCAAGGAAATCGACGCCGCCGCCGCACGCATCGAGGCCGGCGTTTCGACGCTCGAAGACGAGTGCGCCGAGCAGGGCAAGGACTGGGAAGAGGTCATCGAGCAACGCAAGATCGAGCTCGACCTGCTCGAGGAACTCGGTCTGCAGCCCTCTGCTGGGGCGCTGTCGCTGGCCGCTGCGGCGGCGCGCCAGCCTGAACAGATGCAGCCGCGCGGCGCCTGACAAGGACGGACCCCAGATCATGCCGAATGTCTCACCCGCCGCCCACCGGGCTGCGTCGATCCTGCATGGCCGCCCGCTGGCCTTGCGCCGCGACATGGTCGGTTCGGCCTTCGCTTCACTGACCGGGGCCGTAACGGACGAGGGCGAGCGCGACGGCATGCTGCGCCGGGTGGCGCGGCATCTGGGAATCGGCGGACGGCCGCGCCCGGCAGCAGCGCGCCTGGCGCTGGGATGCGGCGATGCCCGGGCCTACGGCGTCTTCAGCCGCGGCATCGCCATCATCGGCATCGAGGGCGTTCTGCTGGACCGTGCGCTCATCTATCGCGACTACGACGGCGGCGAGCCCGTCGTCTATGTCGAAGGCTATGACCGGATTGCCGCGGCGCTCGACGCCGCCCTCGAGGACGAGGCGGTCACGGGCATCCTGCTGCGGATCGCCTCGCCGGGCGGGCTCGTCACCGGGTGCTTCGAACTGTGCGCCAAGATCGCAGCATCCCGGGCGAAGCCGATCCTCGCCTATCTCGCCGACTATGCCTTTTCCGCCGGCTATGCAGTCGCCTGCAGCGGTCAGGGGATCATCGCGGCCGAGTCCGGTTCCACCGGGTCGATCGGCTGCCTCGCCGTCCATGAAAGCTACGCGGGGTTCCTGGAAGCGCACGGCGTCGTAGACACGTTCATCCAGAGCCACACGCTGAAGAGCGCGGCCGATCCGGCCAAGGCGCTGGAGCCAGAAGCCGAGGCGATGATCCAGGCGCAGGTCGATGCCGCCGCGGCCCTGTTCACCGCCCATGTCAGCGCGCAGCGCGGCCTCGCCGTCGCCGCCATCGACGCGATGGAGGCTGGATGGTTCACCGCCGAAGCGGCGCTGGGCAACGGCCTGATCGATGCCATCGCCAGCTTTGACGAGACGCTCGCCGCTTTCGCCGCCGACCCGGCGGCGCTGCTGGCGCGTCTTGCGAACGAACTCAGCCCGGACCCTGAGCCATCCGACGACGTGCAGCCGGGAAGCCCGCCGTCACCCCAAGCGGAGACTGAAGCGATGAAGATCAAGCCGGCGCAGACGGCCAAGAAACCCGGAGCCGCTGCGACGGCTCAGGGCAATGCCACCGATCCGGAGACGAATGATCCGGTCGAGGGCGAAGGCGAGGTGCCCGATGAGGGCGAAGGTGAGGAAGACCCTGAGGGCAAGACCAACGAGACCGCGAAGATCGCGGCCTCGCCGCTGGCCGCCAAGCATCCTCAGCTCGCGATCGCGGCGATCGGGTCGAAGATGACCCTGAAGCAGTTCGAGGCTGCGGCGAAAGCTGCGCCCGCGGGCGGCAAAGGCGGTCTCGATCACCGCATGCAGGGGGAAAAGCCCCTCGGCCCGGACGGCAAGAAGCCGGCCGGCACCGCGGCCGCGGCGATCGACGCGAACGCGATCTACGAAAAGCGCAGTGCCACGGCGGCCGCGGCGCGCCGCCGCCGCGAAGCGGCCTGACCGCCGCCCCATCCCCATCTGAAGGAACATCATCATGCTCACCGAGCGCATCTACCCGGGTGAAGGCCTCCTGTCGGAAGCCCCGGGCACTCTCAGCCGCGATACGGTCACGATCGCGGAATCCCAGACGCTGAAGGCCGGGCAGCCGCTCGGCAAGGTCGCGACCGCCGCGGATGTCAGCCGCGCCGCCGCCGCCGGCAATACCGGCAACGGGGTCCTGACCCTCGCGAACCCCGCCTTCGGCGGCGCCGTGAAGCCGGGGCTGTACAAGGTCACCTGCATCGAACCGGCCAGCAATGGCGGGACCTTCTCGGTGGAAGACCCGGACGGCGCCGTCGTCGGCATCGCCAAGGTCGGTGTCGCCTTCGCCGGCGAGATCAAGTTCACGATCGCCGACGACACCGACTTTGCCGCCGGCGACATCGTCAATGTCACGGTCGCCAACGTGGTCTGGCAGCACAAGGCCTATGACCCGGCCGCGACGGACGGGGCGCAGGTCTTCGCCGGCATCCTCTACGACGCCGTGACGACGGGGTCGGGCGAGACGCTGGCGGCGACCGCCTTCGTGCGGCAGCTCGAGTGGCGCGACAACGCCATCGTGTGGGGTTCGCTCACCTCCGACCAGAAAGCTGCCGCCCGGGTCCAGGCCAGGGCGCGCGGCATCATCATCCGCTAACGCGGCCGTTCAGAAACCATGCCGGCGCGCAGCGTCCGGTAACAAGAAGGAATCCAGCCATGCTGGCCGATGTGTTCAATTCGCGGCTGTTCGAGACGGTGTCTCTGACCGCCGCCATCAATGCGCAGCCCTATGTGCCGAATTTCCTCGGCGAACTCGGGGTCTTCGAAGAGAAGGGCGTGGAGACCACGACCGTCTTCGTCGAAGTCGAAAACGAGACCCTCAGTCTCGTGCCCGCCACGCCGCGTGGTGCGCCTGGCACGCCGAACTCCAGCACGAAGCGCGACGGCGTCGCCTTCGCCGCGCCGCGCCTGATGGTGTCGGACGCCCTGCTGGCCGACGAGGTGCAGAACGTCCGCGCCTTCGGTTCGGAAGACCAGCTGCAGGGTGTGGAACAGAAGCGCGACCAGAAGCTGGCGAGGGCCGGCCGCAATCTGGACCTGACGCTGGAGTATCACCGCCTCGGCGCGGTGCAGGGTCTGGTGCTCGATGCGTCGGGTTCGACGATCTACGACCTGTTCAGCAAGTTCGGTATTTCGGCGCCGCCCGACATCACGTTCGAGCTCGACCAGGCCGCCGGCACGGCGCAGATCCGCAAACGGATCAGCCAGGTGACCCGGGCGATCGAAGACGGGCTCGGCGCCTATCGCGGTCTGCTGCGCGGCGTTACCGCGCTGTGCGGCGACGGGTTCTGGGACGCGCTGACCAACCATGCCGAGCTCGTCAATCTCTACCTCAACCAGACCGCGGCGAACGATCTGCGCGAGGCGAGCCCGCTCCAGACCTTCGTCTTCGGCGGATTCCGCTGGGCAAACTATCGCGGATATGGCGACGTTGCGATCTCGTCGAACAATTGCCGGTTCGTGCCGATGGGCGTGCCGGAGCTGTTCCAAACGACCTTCGTGCCCGCGGACTATATGGAAGCGGTCAACACGGTCGGCCTGCCGCGCTACGCGAAGGCCGAAGTGATGCGGATGGATCGCGGCATCGAGCTGGAGAGCCAGTCGAACCCGATCACCATCTGCACGCGGCCCAAGGCCCTCATCAAGGGCACGCTGACCTAAAGGGTCAGGGCAGGGGTTAAGCGTCATGGCGGGGTTCGCAGACAAGATGGCGTCGCTCGACGACGCCATCGAGGACGGGCTGACGGACCCCGCCATGTATTTCGCGCAGGGCGCCGGGGAAGGCGTTTCGATCGGCGTCATGCTGGAGAGGCCGACAAATGAAGTGCGGATGGGCGAGGCGGGCTTCGTGCTGGAGCAGCCCACCATGGAAATCCGGCATGCGACCGTGCCGGGCCTCGCTGCCAATGATGTGGTCGTGTTTGACGGGCAGCGCTGGCGCATCGAGGGCGCGCCGGAACGGCCGGGCGACGGGGCGTGGTGGCGGGCCATCGTCGCCGATATCGGGGCCGCATCGTGAGCGATTTCGATCTGCAGCTGCACGCGGCGCTCAGCGGCACGTTCGAGGAAGAGATCGGCTCGGCACAGGCCTGGCTGGAGCAGGCCCTGACATTGGCGCTGGACGAGGCGTCGGAGAATTTCCTGACCAAGCTGCGCGAGGATGTGCGCCAGTCGGGCCTCAAGGGCGCCGAGCGCCTGCGCACGACCTGGCGCAAGCGGCGTTATCCCGAGCGCGGCTTCTCGCTCGATCCCGCCGCATTCGTCTATTCGAAGATGCCGCAGGTGGTGGCGGCGTTCGAAAAGGGCGCGACGATCGTCTCGCCGACCGGCCATTGGCTGACGATCCCGAACCCGACCGTCTGGCCACGCCGCTTCCGGCGGCTGCGCGGTGATGCCAGCATGCTTGCGACCGCCGAGGCGCGGTTCGGCAAGCTGCGCTTCGTCTATCGGCCCGGGCAGCAGGTCGCCTATCTCGTCGCCGAGCTGCGGGCGTCGCAGAAATCCCCGGGCAAGTTCCGTAAGGCGTCTGCTCGCGCCATGAAGACCGGGACGGACCTCGCCACGGTGGTGGTGTTTTTCCTCGTGCGCCAGGCGCGGCTGCCGCGGCTGCTGAAGGGCGCGACGATCCGCGAACGCGCGAAGCGGGACTTCCCCGCCGATGTCGGCCGCCGCCTGCCGCAGATCCTCAACAGCACGCCGCGCCCGCGCGTCATCGCCGGGAGCTACCGCCCATGACCGCGCCGATCGATGCCGGCGAGACCGCCCTGAAGGCGGCGCTGGTGGCGCGGCTGGTGGCGGCGGAGCTGATCTCGTCGGAGTCGCAGATCGGCGACAAGCCGATCAATCCGCTGCCGGCGATCGCCGTGCCCTCCGGCGCCCGGCTGGCACTGGCGCTGGTGCGCGTCGGGCCCCGTGTCCGCCGCGTCTATATCGGCGGGGGCGGGCCGGTCTATGCGCTCGACCTGCTGTTCAACATCGAGTTTGCCGCCGCCGATCCCGACAAGGCGAAGCGCGAGACGCTGGAAGGTGCGGTGCAGGACATCGTCGCCGCCGTGCTGCGCGACGATCCGACGCTGGGCGGCGCCGTGCAGCGCATCGACCTGGAAGACGCGCCGCAGCTCAGCGACGCGCCGCCTGCGGCGATCATCACCGCCATTCCGCTCGCCCTGGCCGTGACGGCGGGCGACCCATTGGGGCGCCTCGCCCCCGCCCTCTGAAGGAGAAGACCGATGCCCAGCGACATTTTCTACGGCGCCGAATCCGAAGTGCGGTTCGGCCGCATGGCGGACGCCACGACCGATCCCACGACCTGGTACCGGATGCCCTTCGTCAGCGCGACGTTCAACGGTCAGCGCGAACAGCGCAAGCGGCCGCTGCTCAACACGGCGCGGAACAACGCGCTGGACCCGCAGGCGACGCAGCAGGGACTCTATCGCCTCAGCGGCGACCTGGTCGTGCCCGCCGACACGCGCGAGTTCGCGCGCTTCATGTGGCTGCTGTTCGGCAATCCGGTGACCGCGGCAGTGGCTGGCGATGAAGACCCGGCGCTCTTCACCCATGCCTGGGCGAGCGGCGTGAAGACGACCAGCCTGTTCGCAGCGCAGGTGCGGCTCGCGTCCAACAAGGTGCGCATCTATCGCGGCTGCACCGGCGGGTCTGTCGGCTTCGACATCACCGGCGAGAAGACCAAGGATTTCGACGTCACGCTCGGCTTCAAGGGCATGCGCGAGGAGGACGATTCCGACTTCATCGGCACGGCGCCCGGCAATCTGGTGCCGGACGCGCCGCTGCTGCGCACCGTCGTCAAGATCGACGGGACGGACGCGGCCAGCCGGGCGCTGAGTGCCCGCTGGAGCTGGGACCGGGCCCTGCAGGAGGACATTTTCCTGTCGGCCGCGCCGAATATCTCCGGCCACTCGCCGAAGGAAACCGTCCTCCAGGGCCAGGCAACGTTTCGGGCGGTCGGGGCGGTCTATGACGATCTGGAAGCCGCCGACGACAGTTTTGACCTGACGATGGGCGGCATCGGCGCCGTCTCGGGGCATGCGATCGATTTCCGCCACGAGGCGGTGAAGTTCTCGCGCCCGCCCGTCGCCTTCAACGGCCCGGCCGAGGTCGAGCGGAGCTGGTCGTGGGAGGGCGCGCAGACCGCCAGCCTGCCCGCGGCGAAGGTGACCGTCACGAACGACGTGACGTCGTACACGTAAGGTTGCGCCATGCTGATCCTGAAGACCCTCCGCGACCCCGTCGTGGAGGATTTCACCGATGCGGGATTCCCCGGCGTGAAGGTGACGCTGCGCCGTCTGCTGCATGCCGAGATCGAGGAAGCGCAGACGGAAGCCGCGCGCGTGGTGCGCCTGCTCTCGGACGGCGAGGCGGCGTTGGCGCCCTATGGCCTCGACGGACGCGACAGTGCGGGACAGCGCATGAACGCCGCCGACCCGGCCCAGATGTTCCGCCTGGGCGTGACGGTCGCGGCCGTCGAGCAGGCGCTGCGCGCCTTCGCGGCCTGGGAAGGGGTGGCGCTGGCGGACGGCTCGCCCGCGCCGATCAATCGCGCGACGCTGACGGTGGCGATGCTGGACAATAGGTTCTGCCGCCGTGCGCTCGCCGCGATGGAGCAGGCAGCGCGCCTGCTGGAGGTCGAAAAAAAAGCCTCGCCGCCCTCGCCGGATGGTTCTTCGGCGGTGGCGACGGCGGCGGCCTCGCCTATTGCGGACGCTGCCGCGTGAGCGGTGCGGCCTGTGCGTCGGGCGGACGCGGCGCGACGGGCCGGCTGTGCCCGCAGGTGGAGCATGCGCCCGTGACGCTTGAGGGGTTCAGCGTGCTGCGCCTCGTGAAGCGCTTCGCGGCCTGGGAAGGCGGCGGGTTCGCGCCGCTGCGCATCGACCGCGAGCAGTTGCTGCGCCGCCTGCCGCCGGGCGCCGATCCCGAAGCGGCCGAGGATATGGTCGACGCGTTCGAAGCCGCCGCGACAGCCGCCATGGCGGACCGCCGCAAGACCGCCCCCAAGACGCCGAACTGACATGCCCGAGCAACCCGGCATCGGCATCCGCCTGTTCATGGCGGGGGCGGAGCTCGTCAAGCAGACGTTCTCGTCGATCGGCGATGCGGGCAAGCGGATGTGGGCCGAGATCGCGCAGGGCGATGCGAAGGCTAATCCAGCCCTGAAAGGCCTCAGCCAGGCGAGCAAGGAAGCGCGCGGCGTCATGGCCGACCTCGCCGGCAATGCCGGGTCGGCGGGCCGCGTGCTGACGGCAATGGGCCCGGCGGGTTTCGCCGCGGCGGCGGGCATCGGCGCCGCCGTCGTCGCCATCACGGCCCTCGCGGAGCGCTCGCTGGATGCCGTACGGTCGCTGGACGATCTGGGTGATACTGCGCAGCGGCTCGATATCGGCGTCGATGTGCTGACCCGCTATGGCCTTGCGCTGCAGGCCGCCGGCGGGAAACAGGAAGACCTGGTCGCCGGGTTGGAATCCTTTCAGGAGAAGGCCGGATCGTTTCTTGCCGGCGTGAGCAAGGAAGGTGGCGGCTTCGGCAAGGCGCTGAGCGCGCTCGGCATCACGCGCGATCAGCTGGAGGCGGCGGAGACGGCCGAAGCGCGCCTGTTGCTGATCGCCGATGCCCTCAGCCAGATCGAAAGCCATGCCGAGCGCGCCGGCATCGCCGACAAGCTAGGCCTGTCCGCACTGTTTCCGCTGCTCGAGCGGGGTCGTGACGGCGTGCTCGCCCTGGCGGACGAGTTCCGCGGCCTTGGCGATCAGACGGCCGCCGCAGCCGCCGCCGCGGGCCCGCTGGCGGACCGGCTCGACACCGCGAACGCCAAGATGACGGCAGCGACCAATGTCATCATGGGCGAAGGCGGCCTGGGCGCCGCCATGGTCTATCTGAAAGAGGTGGCTGCCGACGCGCTCGCCGAGGTGGCCGATCTGCTGAACGGCGACATCGGCGGCAGTCTGGACGGCCGTATCCAGCAGATGACGGCGAAGATTGAGGCCCTGCGCACAGTGGCGGCAGGACCCGCGTCCACCTTGAGCATCGGCGAGAAGGGCGGGTTCAATTTCGCGGATCCGCTGGGCGTGTGGAGCGGCGAGGATCCCGAGAAGGCCAAGGCCGAGCTGGCCATGCTGGAGGCCCAGCTCAAGCTGCTGACGGCGGTGCGCGACCTGCCCAAATCCTTGCCGCTGACGAAGTTGCGGCCGCCCAAGCTGACGCTCGATGTGCCGGACGTCGATACGGAATCGCCGGCGCGCGCGGCCGCAGCCGAGACGGCCGCGCAGCGCGAACTGGAGCAGGCTACCCGATCGCTTGATGCGGCACTGGAGAAATCCCGCGGCGCGCTGGGTGCGTACATGGCCAGCCTGGACGAGCTGGCGAAACTGGGGACGGTGCTGCCCGGCCGGCAGGCGGATATTCGGGAGGCGACCGAAGACGCCGGGCGCACCTATCTCGAGGCCGCGGCGAAGGCGGCCGGTCTGAGCGACGGGCTGAAGGCGCTGGAAGCGCGCGATCCCGGCGCGATCGCAACCTATGCCGACACGCTGGCCGACCTGGCGGGGCAGCGGGATTCCTATCCCGGCGGCTCGGCCGCATTCACGGCTGCGCTGGAGGCCGAGACCAGGGCCTTCCTAGAGGCCGCCGCCGGTGCCGACCAGGCCGCCAAGGCGCGCGCGGCGTTCGACACGCTGATGGGCCAGCTGGCGACGCCGCAGGAGCGCGCCGGGCAGGAGCGGGCCGACGCGCTGAAGATCCTGAACGACCCCAATCTGGCGCTCTCGGCCGACGCCTATGCCGACGCGCTGAAGCGGATCGAGGACCGCTACAACGGCGTGACGGCGGCGCAGGGCCGGGCGGCGCAGTCCGGCGAAGGCTGGATGACCATCTTGGAGGGCGTCAGCGAGAAGGGCATCGAGCTGGAGGACATCCTCATCCAGCTCGGCAAGCGGCTGTTGGAACTGGCGGCGATGGATTTCCTCGGCGGCCAGAACAAGGGCGACCTGCTGGGCTCGCTCGGCGATGCCTTTTCCAGCCTGTTCGGTTTTGGCGGCGGCGGCGGCGGTAGTGGGGGCGGCAGCGGCGGCGGCTCAGGATTCTGGCCCACCGGGTTCTGGCATGGCGGCGGCGGGCCGGGCGACGATCCGGCCTTTCGTCGCATGATGCCGTCCTGGCTTTGGGATCGAGCGCCGCGCCACCACACCGGCTATCTGGCGCCGAACGAGCGCGCCGTCATCACGACCGACGATGAGAGCATCCTCAAGCCGGGGCAGATGCGGGCGCTGTACGGCATGGGCGAACGGGACGGCCGGGCGGCCGGAGCGCTACCTCGCGAGCGCCTGCTCATCACCCTGCGCGACGAGAGCGGCGGGCGGCTGCAGGCCGAGCCGAGCGAAGGGCCGGACGGGATGCAGCTGGACGTGCTGGTGCGTGAAACCACGCGCAGCAGCCTGGCGACCGGTGCGTTCGACGCGCAGATGGCGCAGCGCTATGGCCTGAAGCCGCGGACGACCTGATGCCCGCCCCCGAGAAGCCCCCCGAATATGACGGTCTGCCGGAATGGGATTCAGACATCCCGCCGATCCGCGTCGCCGGGTTCGGGCGCAAGCCCCAGACTTCCGGCACGCGCTTCGAGGTCGAGCGGGGCCCCGCCAAACAGCGCGGCGGCAGCGCCAACCCGGTCTGGGACAGCCAGTTCACGATCATCGGCGACGCGGCCAGCATCGACGCGTTCTGGACGTTCTATTTCCAACAGCAGGGCGCGCGCTTCGCGATGGTCGATCCGCGCCGCAATGCCTGGGGCGCGTTCCGTTTCGTCATCGGCAAGGAGCCGAGCGAGGGCATCGACCCGCCGGACTTCACCGTGACCTTCACACTGGAGCGCGTCGGCTGATGGTCAGCACCGCCTATAAGCAGGCGTTCTATGCCGCCGAAACCGACGACGACACGCTGACCTGCGTCCTGATCGAGCATGCCGCACTCAGCGAGCCGATCCGCGTGGTGCACGGCTTCGACAACATCGTGCATCTGGGCGAGGTCTACAGCGCCGCCGCCTTCCGCGCGACGCTGCCCGAGCAGGACGACAAGATGTCGCCGCGCTGCACAATCGTGGTGGAGAATATCGATCGCGAGATGGTGCCGGCGGTGCGCGCTGCCAGCGGCGTCCCCACTATGACGATTTTCGAGGTGCTGCAGAGCGACCCCGACACGATCGAGGACATCTATCCTGAGATGGACGTGCTGGAGGTCGAGTACGATTCGGCGCAGATCTCGATCGACGCCGGCTATCCCGATCTGGACACCCAGGCGTTCGGCGGCGTCTTCACCCTGTCGCAGTGGAGCGCGCTGTGAGTTTGCTCCAGCTCTACCCCGAACTCACCACCTGGCTGGCGGTGCCGTATCGCCAGCCCGCGAACGGCGTCCTCTTCTCCGACCTCGACGGCTGGGATTGCTGGGGCCTCGTCATCTATCTCGGGCGCACCGTGTTCGGCGTGGAGCATGGCGACTTTGCCGGCATGATCGCCCGAGCGACCGAGGGACGCGACAGCCTGGCGAATGGCGAAGTCGCCGCGATGATCCGGGACGCGCTGCCGCTCTATCGCGCGGTGCCGCCGGCGGCGGGGCGGATCGCCCTGTTCCGGCACGGCTCGGATTTCCTGCATGTCGGGCTGATGTTGACGCCGACAATCGCCATCCACGCCCTGATGCCCGGCGCAGACGGGCGCGGCGGCGGCACCTTCACCATCGACCTGACGAACGACCGGTGGGGCAAGCCGCACCGCTTCGTCGGCTGTTACGAGCGCGTCGCGGCCTAAAATGACGGACACCCTGACAGACCGGCCCGCCCTGCGGGCGGTCACACACGCGCGCGCTGCCGACGCGGTGCGTGAGCCCGAGCTGCTGAGCGGTGCGGCCGACGCCTTTATTCTCGACCGGGCGTTCGGGTCGGAACCGCGGCATGTGCCGGTGCCCGAAGGCAGCTCGATCCTGGAGGCACTGGAGATTGGTGACGTGGCGCCCAAGCGGGCGCGGCGCTGCGTGGTGCAGCTCGACGGAGTTACGGTACCGCAGACCGAATGGGAATCGCGGCGGCTGAAGGCCGGCGAGCGCCTGGCAGTCGGCATCCGCCCCGGGCGCGGCAAGTCGAGCCCGCTGCGCATCCTGCTGCAGCTCGTGCTGTTCGCCGTCTCAGTCTTCTTCCCGGCGGCCTCGCCCTGGGCGATCGGCCTGGTCAATGTGCTGGGCCGCATCCTCGACGCGGCGCTCGTCAAGCCGCCGCAGCGCAAGGAAGACCCGGCCGAAAAGCCGTCCTATGCCGTCGAGGGCGCCTCGAACGAGCTGCGGCTGTTCGGCCAGGTACCGGTGGTGCTGGGCGAGCGGCGCGTCGTGCTGCTCCACGCGGCGCGGCCCTATAGCGAGATCGTCGGCGACGACGTCCACTACCGCATGCTGCTTACCGCCGGGCTCGGTCCGGCACAGATCAGCGATATCCTGATCGGGGCGACGCCGCCCGGCGTTTACACGACGCCGCCGGAGATCGAGATCCGGACCGGGGCGCCGGGCGAGCCGCCGGTGACGCTGTTCACCACCTCGCCGCGCGAGGCGTCGATCGGTGCGACCCTCGTTGGCGCCGGGTCCTGGACCGAACGGTTCACGGAAGAGGGCACAGACGAGATCAGCATGGACTGGCTGTTCGAGCGCGGCCTCGTCCGGTTCGACAGTGACGGCAAGCGCAAAGAGACAAGCGTCACGCTCGACATCAAGTGGAAGCGCGCCGACGAGCCAGACCGCGAAGACCAGAGCGAATGGTTGACGGTCCTGCCAACCGCCGAACAGGCGGAGACCGCAGCCCGCACGGTGGCGGGCGACAGCGCGTCGCGTCTGCAGATCACTTCGCTCGCCGACTATGTGGCCTGGCGCACGGCGATGGCGGCGGCCGGCGCAGAAGATTCGGAATTCACCGTCACGGCAGCGGACACCAAGCCAGTGCGGCGCAACAAGCGCTGGGCCGTGCCGCCGGCGCAATACCGGGTCGCGACCCGCCGGGTGACAGCGGATGCGGGCAGCGACCGGATCAGCGACGAGGTGCAGTGGAGCGTGTTGCGCTCGGTCGAGAGCGCGCCGCCCAAGGTGCCGGAAGGCGCGACGTTGGTCGCCATTGCCATCAAGGCAAGCGACCAGCTGCAAGGCACGATCGAGCCGATCAGCGCGCTCGTCACCTCGATCCGCCCGACATGGGACGGCACGGCCTTCACGGGCGCGGCGCCGACCCGCAATCCCGGCGACCTGATCGTCGCGGCGCTGACCGGGCCGGGCAACAGCCGGCCGCAGCCCCTGTCGCGCCTGGCGATCGCCAATCTGGGCGCGTTCGCAGAACTGTGCACGGCGCGCGGTTGGTACGCCGATTTCGTGATCGAGGACGGGCGCAGCGTCGCCGACACGGTGCGCCAGATCGCGGCGTGCGGGCGCGGCGCGATGACACGCATCGACGGGCGCTTCGGGGTATGGGCCGACGTGCCGCGGGTGACGAGCGGGCAGCTCTACACGCCCCGCAACAGCCGCGGGTTCAAGGCGCGCAAGCGCTTCGTGCCAGAGGTGCATGCGCTGCGCATTCCGTTTCCCAACCGGGAAAAGGAGCACCGAACCGACGAGCTGACCGTCTACGCGGACGGCTACACGAAGGAAAATGCAACGCTGATCGAGGTGATGCCGGTCGACGGCGTCACCGACCCTGACCAGATCCACGAAATGGGTCGGTACTATCTGGCGCAGCTGAAGCTGCGGCCGGAGAGCTATTCCCTCACCGCCGATGTCGAGCATGCCGCAAGTGCGGTCGGCGATGTCGCTTATCTGCAGCACGATGCCATTCTGGTCGGTATCGCGTCCGCCCGCGTCGTGATGCGACTGGTCAATGAGGGCGGGCTCGTCATCGGCGTGCGGCTGGACGACGAGGTGCCGATGCAGGACGGCACGCTGTACGGATTGCGAATCCGCCGCAGCGACCTGACTTTCGACCTGCCGGTCGTTACCGAAGAGGGATTCACCACCGACGTGATGTTCGTCGACCCGGTGGCAGCGAACGACGCGCCGCGGGCGGGCGATCTTGTCTCGTTCGGCGTGCGGGGTCTGGAGACGATCGAGGCGGTCTGTACGCGCAAGGGTCGGCCGGCAGCGGACAAGAGCGTCGAGCTGGAGTTCGAGCCTTACGGTCACCCTGGGATCGACGACGCGACGACCGGCCCCATTCCGCCATGGGACAGCGCCATCACGTTGCCGTTCCGGCCGCGTCCACCGACTCCCTCAGTCGTGGGTGTGGTGTGGCGCGAAGACGGAATCATCCTCGACTTCGCCATTCCGCCGAACCGTGCCCAAGAGGTCGCCGGGTTCGCAGTGCGCTGGCGCGAAACGCCGCCGAGTGGGGCCGAGCGCGCGTGGGAGCGATTGCCCGATCTGAGGGCTCGCGACCGGCGTCTGGTGACGCCCGCTCCGCAGCTCGGCGTCTACATGGACGTCGAACTGACCGCGTTCGATCCCACCGGCAAGTCTGGCGTTCCGGTCCAGCGGCTCGCCATCGTGCCCGTCGACGATGTCCCCGAGCCTGCAATTGTCAGTGTGATCGGCATCGCCAAGACAGGCCCGGGTGGGGCAGCGGTACCGGCGATCCGCGTCGTTTTCACACCCAATGTCGAAGACCGGATCCTGCGTCTCGTCGTGCAGGTGGGTCCCGAGGATGCGGCCGAGGCCGATTTCGTCTCGGCCGGAGCGCTCGACCCGAAAGCAGGGAAGGGGGAAGTTGCGATCAACGCCCCGCCTGGCGGGGTCGTCGATGTTCGGTTTCGCCATGAAACCCGGCGCGGTGCCTTCAGCGACTGGATCCGCAGCGACAGCGTCGGCCTGTCCGACCTGGTGGCGTCGGATAGTCTGGCGCTCGGTGGCATCGACGCTGAAACCGTCCTTGCCGGGGTTGCGGACGCGGTCAGCGATGGCGTTCTGACGCCGGCGGAGAAGCTGGCCCTTAGGCCGCCGCTCGAAAAGCTGATCAGCACGCAAACCCTGCTGGACGATCGCGCGACAGCACTGGGCATCACGACCGAGAAAACCGCGTTCGACAGTGCGATGACGACGCTGAATGCCTTCCTCGCGACGCTGACGACACCGTTCGCGTGGAACAATCAGAGCGGCAACACGAATGTCACGGCTGCTACGCTGATCAGCGCCTACAAGGCGGCTCTCGAAAAGCAAATAGCCCTGCAGGACGCGATCGACCGCGAGGCGGCAAAGATCGCGGTATGGGGCGGCGTCCTCAGCCGGCCGACAGAGCTGACGGATGGGCGGATCACTGCCGGGCTTAACGGGCTGGGCGATCTTAACCGCAACATCACGACGGCGCGGCGCGACGGCTCCAGCCTGCTCGGCTATACCGCAGGCGGACTCTACAGCGGCGATCTGAACGCAACGCTGGGCGCGGCGTGGTCGGTCAACCTGACCGGCAAGCCCGGCAATCTCGCAGGGCTGGGCGGCACGGAGAGCATCCTCAACGACCAGGTCGATGCCGTCGGCAGCTTCAACCGCAATCCGACCTTCCAGGTGTGGACGAGCACGCATCCCGACAACTGGTCGGCGAACGGCACGGCGACGCCGACCAAGGACACGACGAACAAGGTGTTCGGCGGCTGGTCGTACAGCATCGCCTATAGCGGTGGCGCGGCCTGGGTTGCCAACAGCGCGGCCGCCGACATGAGCGTGCCGCCGGAGGGCGTGCCGTCGATCGACTGGGATGTCACGCTGGCCTCGGGCGATCTTCGGCGCGCCGGCTTCCTCTATCGTGTCGGCTACAATGGCGGTTTCTCGAACTACAAGGATTACCTGATCTCGCTCTACGACGAGCACCCTTCGCCGGCGACGGGCGCGCGGTATCGCCGGGCGAAGACGATGGCCGGCCCCTATGTCGGCGGGTCGCCCACCGGCGTGCCGACTGGCGCGGTGCTCTATCTGATGGGCAGTTATTCGGGGCTGACGGGCGGGTCGGACTCGACCAAGACGCTGCGCTGGAACCGGGTTTCGGTCGGCTTCCCCGGCTTTGAACAGTACAGCGCGTTTCTCGGGCTCGATGCGGCGGGCGATCTCAACCGCAACATCACAACGGGGCGACGGAACACCTCGTCGCTGCTCGGGTACACGTCGGGAGGCCTATACAGCGGCGATCTCAACGCCACGCTCGGCGCGGCATGGGGATCGACGCTCACCGGGCGGCCGGGTGAACTAACAGACGGTCGCATCGTCGCCGGCCTCGACGGCAGCGGCGATCTCAATCGCAACATCACGACGGGCAGGCGGAATACCTCGTCGCTGCTGGGCTACACCTCTGGCGGGCTCTACAGCGGCGACCTCAACGCCACGCTCGGCGCGGCCTGGGGATCGACGCTTACCGGGCGGCCGGGTGAGCTAACAGACGGGCGCATCGTCGCTGGCCTCGACGGAAGCGGCGATCTCAATCGCAACATCACGACGGGGCGGCGGAACACGTCTTCGCTGCTGGGCTACGCCTCCGGCGGGCTCTACAGCGGCGACCTCAACGCCACGCTCGGCGCGGCCTGGGGATCGACGCTCACCGGGCGGCCGGGTGAGCTTACAGACGGGCGCATCGTCGCTGGCCTCGACGGCAGCGGCGATCTCAACCGCAACATCACGACGGGGCGGCGGAACACGTCCTCGCTGCTGGGCTACGCCTCGGGCGGGCTCTACAGCGGCGATCTCAATGCGACCCTAGGCGCTGCCTGGGGATCGACGCTCACTGGGCGGCCGGGCGAACTGACCGACGGGCGGATCGCCGCCGGGCTTGACGGCAGCGGCGATCTCAACCGCAATATCACGACGGGGCGGCGCAATGCCTCGTCGCTGCTCGGGTACACATCCGGAGGACTTTATAGCGGCGATCTGAACGCGACGCTGGGGGCGGCATGGGGGTCGAACGTCACTGGTCGACCCTACAATATCGCGGTGCTCGGCGGCTCGGAATCACTGGGCGCAGGCGCCAATCAGGCGATCAACAGCAGCTTCAAGAAGGGTCCGGGCTACGGCTGGCGAACGCCTGGCGGCGTGCCAGTACTTCCCAACGGGGTCTCCTACGACTGGACGTTGAACTACAATGCCGGAACGCTCGCCAATGGCGCTGTGGTCGACTTTGGCGTCACCGAGGGCATGGGCTGGAGTGGTGCGGCGTGGACTCCCGACAAGTTCGGCATGTCGGTGCGGCCGGGCGATACGGTGTTCTTCTCATGCATGGCGGGTCAGCGCGCCGCGTACTTCCAGCTATACCTGCTGTGCTTCTCCGAGACGGGCGCCCTTGTCCACGCGCCTTATGTGCAGGATGCGACCGACTACAGCGCCGATGCTGCGGCCGGAAACGGCCACTACGTCCACTACAAGCAGATCGGCAACACCACGGTAATCCCTTCGGGGTGCGCGTGGGCCGCACTCATGTTCCGGATCGTCGGAACAGGCGCAGCGAACGCGAGCGGCTATGTCATCCGTCCCGCTATGGGCAAGCTTGCGGCTGGCCAAACCTACCCGACCTATGAAGAGGGGCCGCCGGATCGCTTTGCCGACCAGACCTCGGTGAACACCGCGCTAGCCTATGCGGGGCAGACCGCCTGGGGCACTTACAGCACGCGAACGCCGACGCAGAACGCCTATGACGTGGCGCGTGCGGCGGGCGGCGATACGCTCACCGAAAACGCCACGTTCAGCGACTTCCCGGCGTCTGGCTCCCTCCCGACAGACTGGTTTACCTGGGCCAGCAACCAGACGATTTCCCGTGACACCGGCTTTTTCAGCCCCTTCGGATTCCGGCAAGCGACAACAAACCAGGAGTGTGGAATTTATCAAAGCTCGGGTGACAACCCGGCTCTGGCCCAGATGCGCCCAGGCTTCTACGTTATCGAAGCCGACATCACGCTGAACAGCGGCTCGCTCGCCGGTGCCGGCGTATTTCTCTACGAGGGCAGCGGCACTCCTTCCGCCAGCATCGCGTTCCACGCATCACCGGACGTTAGTAACACCGTTGTCGGCACTGGCACCGCCGGTCGCCGTTACTCGTGGAAAACGATCGTCGACTGGACTGCATCTGCAAACCTAGGTGGCGTCTGCCACCTGATGACGGATTGGGCGGGCTTTAACGGAGCACGCGTTGCCAAGGATATCACCTGGCATCGCTGCAGCGTGCGCCACGCGACGGCGCAGGAGATTGCGTCCTATCGCGGTCTCGACTTCGCGGGCGACCTGAATCGCAACATCACGACTGGGCGCCGGAACACATCGTCCCTGCTGGGCTACGCGTCCGGCGGGCTCTACAGCGGCGATCTGAACGCCACACTGGGCGCGGCCTACAGCACGAACCTGACAGGGCTACCTAGCGGCTTCCAAGTAAGCAACATGGAGAACCTGGGCGGCGGGGACTATCGGCTGCGGTCTTGGTACGTCCGCGACGTTTCCAGCGGCGCGTATCTCCACGATCGCTGGCCGGCCGAGTACGGCGCCAACGTCACCGAGAGCCGCACCGCCCTGGCGATCGCCGGGCAGGGCTGGGGCGCACTGGCCAGCCAGGCAGCTGTCGAGGACCTTGCCTATTCCAACGGCGTCAACCTGCTGCCCAATAGCGAATGGATGGTCGGCGCGCCTGGCATGCCCGAGGGCTACCAGAACGCATGGGACGGCACTGCATCGGGGACCAAGACGTTCGGCTTGGATCTGTACGCCTGGTCCGGCAACCCGATACGCACAGCCTTCAAGACGTGCTCTGGCGCGCAGAGCAGCGGCCCTGTCTTCGATGTAATCGGGACCAAAGGGGGAAGTCTCGCCGAATTGCAGCAGTACGCCGCGCGCGTGCAGCCCGGCGCCCGGATCTTCGCTGGAGCATACGTGGGTACCCATCGCTGCGGCGCCGACATCGGGGTGATTTTCAAAAGGGGTGACGGCACGGACGTCAGCAGCGGCGGTGAGGTTCACAGCGTCGACGTTGGCGAGAACGGTTCCTATAGCTTCGCTTGGGGGTACCCGCAGAATGCCCGGTGGATTGGCGGCTTCCATACCGTCCCATCTGACGCAACCTTTGCGGTGTGGTTCGCGCGCGGTCACTGCAACGGCGGAAGTGACCCGTATCTCTTCGTCGGTTGCCCGATGATCTGCCACGTCTCGGCGAACCAAACGGCCTTCCCGACATTCAACAACGGACAGGGTTCCCGGCTGTCGTCCTCGTCGTTCTACGGCACGGCCAGCCCATCGGGCCGTACCGGTTCGCGCGCCGGCGTCGGCAATCTCACGCTCAGCTCGATCACAGTCTCGCCAGTCAACAATGTCGGCTCGGTCTCCTATGCGTGGGTGCAGATGACCGGCAGCGGGACGGTCTCATTCTCGGCGAGCACTTCAGCCACCACCAGCTTCACCAAACCGGTCGTCGTCGGGGAAAACCAGACCCTGACGGCGCGTTGCTACATGACCGACTCCGTTACCGGCCGCGTCGCCTTCGTCGATGTTTCCCTGACCTTCGTGGAGACCACCTGATGCAGACCCAACTGCTGGATGTTCCCGAGGATCTTGCGCAGGCGGTGGAGCTGTTCCTGCTGAACCCCGCGGTTCCTGAGGACCATCGGTTGATCGTCGCCGCGGCCGTCGACGGCGTCACCCCGCCCGTCGCCAAAGCCCGCGCCGTGTTCGCCGCCCTGCAGGACGAATCCGAGCACCTGACCGGCGTCAGCCTGTTCCTGTTCGCCTCGTCGGCGGCTGTGCTCGCGGCCTATGCCCTCAGCGCCGAGGGCGCACAGGCGCGCGAAATGGCCGTGCCGTTGGCGCGCCGGCTGATCCGCGAACAGCGCGCAGCGATCGGCCTGAGCGAAACCAGCCTTCTTCCCACAACGGAGCCCAGCCCATGACCATTCCCGCGGCCGAACTATCCAAGGTGCGGCAATACATTACGCAGGTGCTCGTTGCTTCGAGCAGCGATCTGGGAGCCACCCGCGCCGAGCGGCTGATGGCCCTGCAGGCCGAAGTGAGCCCCGTGCCGGTCGTCGCCGGGGCCATGGAAATTCTCTACGAATACGTCCAGGCGGAAGAGAGCCCGTCGCCGGGTGTCATCGCCTTTCTCGCCGCCTTTGCCGACATTGTCCGGGATGGGCCCTTCATGGGCAAAGGCGATCGTGCGGGCCTGGTCGCGCGCGTGGCCCGCGCGAAGCTGGGGACCGGCACTCTACCGGAACCGATGCCCGACATCGAAACGCAGGCGCCGCCGACAGTGGCGCCGCTTGGCCCGCCGGCGCCGCCGCCGGCCCTGTAACGCATTCGGATTTCGCCGCGCCCGCCGGGCGCCACCACCAGGAGCACGTACCCCATGGACCCAATTACCAACCCGCATATGGGCGATGTGAAGATCTACATCGCCGATCTACTGAGCGAACCCGACAGCCTGCCCCCCGAGCTGCGCGCCCGGATCCGCCCGCTGCTGAAAGCGGGTTCGAACACCAGCGTGTGCATGGACATGGTGGAGCAGCTCTACACGCTCGCCATGGGGCCGGAGCTGGTCGCGGCGGCCAATGCATCTGCCCTGGAGGCCGACCCGGAGGCCGAATTGCAGCCGGTGCCGGCAGCGGCCTCGACGGCGGCGCTGACCGCGCTCGTCGCCTTCGCCACGGTGATCGAGAATGGCGGCTATGGCGCGCCGTCCGACCGGGCAGCCGCGATCGCCGCCACGGCGCGCCAGAAGTTGGGCCTGGGCACCGGTCCGGCTGTGCCGGCCGAGGCCAAGGCCGCGCCCGAACTCACCGCGCTGTAGGAGGCCGACATGATGGGTTCGATCGACTATGGCGCCCTGATCGAGACGCTGAAGCGGCAGCGCAACGGCGCGCTCGATGACGCAGCGCTGCTCTCCGGCCGCGTCGCGCAGCTGGAGGCGGAGGTGGCCGTGCTGCGGGAGCAGTCCGCAAAGGCGGCGACGGAGGAGGAGAGCTTGCCATGAGCCTGGCCGCGCATCTGTGGCGATTGTCTTTTGACAAGCCCGAAGTCTGACGACCCGCCCGCGAGGCGGGTCTTTCATTTCACGAGGAGAGAGCCATGGAACTGAAGGCTGACAAGGCCGGCCTCGACTTCATCAAGTCGTTCGAGGGGCTGCATGACGGGGATAAGACGACGCCGATCCTCGAGCCGCAAATGGACCCGATCGGCATCTGGACGCTCGGCTGGGGCTACGCCCTGTTCGCCAGCAAGCGACCGCTGACCGGAGAGCGCGATCGCGTCCAGGCGCATGCGCTGTGGCGCGAGCTGTATCCGGGCGGCATGACGCTGGGCGATGCCGACGCCCTGCTCGCGGTGACGGTCGGCAAGACGGCTGCGAAACTGGGGCCGTTGATCAAGGTGCGGCTCAGCCAGGGCCAGGCCAATGCGCTGATCTCGCTCGCCTACAATGTCGGCATCGGCATCGCGGACGGCCGCAAGGGCGATCTCGCCGACAGTTCGCTGCTCGCCGCGCTGAATGCCGGGAAGACAACGCAAGCGGCCAATCACTTCCGCGACTGGAAATTCGCCGGCGGCAAGATTGTCAACGGGCTCGTACGGCGCCGCGAGGCGGAACGGGCGCTGTTCCTGAAGGGGGCCTGACATGGGGGGGCATTTCGACGGGTCGGGCGTCACCGACAACCACGCCATTTGGGCGGGGTTCGGTATTCTTGCCGGATTCATCTTCAAGGCGAACGGCTGGGCGGAGAAAGACCCGGTTACCGGCAAGTGGATCATCTGGTGGACGCGGTTCGGGGCCGATCTGACCAGCGCGTCCGCGATCTACATGATCGCGCTCGGCCTCACTGCGCTCGCCCCGAATTTCGGCGTCACCGTCGCACCCGCGACTACCGCGCTGTTGGTGCTGGTCATGTTCCTCTTCGGCCTTCGTCCGCTGGCCGCCAAGCTGCAGGAATGGGTCGACGCCCTGATCGCGCGCGTGAAAGGGGGTGCGTCGTGATCCGATGGCTCTTCCGGCATTGGCGCGATCTCGCGCTGATTGTGCTGCTGATGGTGCTGGGCCTGGCCTGGCGCGGCCAACTCTCGGCCGCCTATCTGGACGGCGCCGCCGCGCGCTGCGCGTTGCTGCCATGGTGAGCGCGGCCGTGTCCTCTCACGCAAACCCGAAATGGAGGCGCCAGTGAACTGGTATCTGATCAGTGGGGCAGGGGCGGCGATAGCCGCCCTTTTCATTTGGGCGCAGGCCGAGCGCCTGGAGGTCTATCGGAAGGACGCGCAGCTGGCCGAGGCCGCGAGCGATCTGAAAGACTCGCAGGCGGCGGCGGAGGCGAATGCCAAGTCCGCGGAGACCTGGAAAGCGGCGGCGGAGCTCGCCGCCGACGATGCCCGCAAGCAGCGGGAGGCGGCCGACGCGGCGAGCGAACGCGCCGCCGATGCCGAAGCGGCCGCGATCGACGCGGGCCGCACAGCCGAGAGAGAGGTGATCCGTTATGTGCAGGATATTGCTCGCATCCCTATGCCTTGTGGCCTTGTCCGCGTGCTCGACAACGCCGCCGACGACACGGATCGTGCCGGAGGCGCAGATCGTCGCGCGGAGCTGTCCGCTGCCGCCGGGTGTCGTGACAAAGCCGACAGCGCCCTATCCGGGCTTGGGTTCGATCGGCTCGTCGGCGGCTTCCTCTGGCTCGCCGAAGACCGACGCAAGGCCCGCGCCCGCGCCGGCGAAATGAGCCGGTGGTTCGAAGCGCACTGGCGAGCGGCGGAGGCGGCGCCATGACGCCGGAACTGATCGCGGCGATCGCCGCGGCGGCGTCAGTCGTCGGGCACGGCGCCGACGTCGCCTCGACCGTGCGCAATTTCCGCTGGGGGCTCGACGAGGACAATCCCTGGTTGGCGGCCGTGATCGAGTGGACCGGTGGCCCCTATGCCGCCTGGCGCTGGATCAAGCTGGGGGCGGGGCTTGGCTTCGCCGTCGTCATCTACCGCTCGTGCCGGGGTGAGCCGGGGACGGAAGCCCTCTCAGCGCTTCTCAATGGGGCGTGGGCGGGGTTTCTGGCGTCGACCGCCATGCGCAACTGGATGGCCGGCGACGCCGCCAAGCGGCGCGTTCTGGCGCGACGCTGAAACGAACCCCGCCGCTGAGGCGGGGGTTGGAGCGTTGGCGCGCTCCGAACCGCGAGGGGTGAACCTCGCCCTTTCGACGACGGCCGCCGCCGGCAGGCCCGCACCCTGAGCCCAGGGCGGGACCATCCGACGCGGCCCAAGGGCCGAGGTCAAGATGGAGCTGAAAGAGACACCCCGCACCACCCCTTTCGATCGCTTGGCGGCCGCCATTGCGGCGGTAATGCACGATCACGTCCGCATCGGCGATGCGGCCCTGTTCCTGGGCGACTGCCACGCGGCGCTGGAGATCCTGCGCGGGCAGATCGACGCCCTTGTTGCCGATCCGCCTTATGGCATCGGCTATGTGCCGGGCGGCGGCGGGCAGCATAAGTTCGCGCATGTGGCGATCGCCGGCGACGACCGGCCGTTCGATCCGCGGCCGCTGTTGGGCCTGGCGCCGATCACCTGTCTGTGGGGTGCGAACCATTATGCCTCGCGCCTGCCGGATTCGCCGGGCTGGCTGGTCTGGGACAAGCGGATCGGCAAACTGCGCACCCACCAGGCGGACGGTGAGCTCGCCTGGACCTCAAGCCGCCGGCCGGCGCGGGTGAAGAACCTGTTGTGGAGCGGCGCGGCGCGAGGGAGCGAGCGCGGCGAGCACTGGCACCCGACGCAGAAGAGCCTGCAGATCATGATGTGGTGCATGGCCGAGCTGGGCGTGCCGCGGGGGGCGATCGTAGCCGATCCCTATATGGGTTCTGGTACAACGGGTCTGGCCTGTCTCCGGACAGGGCGTCGATTCATCGGCATCGAGCTGGAGCGCCGCTGGTTCGACGCGGCGTGCGAGCGGCTGACGCGGTCGGTGACGCAGGGGGAGTTATTCCCCGCATGATTGGGTATTCCGACATGCATCGCCGCATCGATCGCGAACGGGCCTCGCAGAATTTCGCATCTCTGCTGCTCCCCGCGGCCAAGATCAAGTGGCCGAGTACATAATTTCGAGGCCCGAGATCCACTGCGTATCGTCATGCACAAAACGCGTGTGCAGAAGGACGTTTCTGCCAAGTATTGCTTGATAAGGCTCAATCAGGCGGCGTTGAAACGGCATTGCATTCGATCGGATCAATAGACCGATGCCGGGAAAGCGAAACGCTACGGGGTGTAATTTCGATTGAGCAGTTCCATTGATACCGTGGCTTTGAAGTGAGGCTTCGGCGGGCCTTGCGGTCGTCATAAGTGCTTCGTCGATGTGGCTGAGGTCAGAGCCTGTGTCTATGAGCGCTAGGACCCGATGGTCGATCGCTACATCGCTTCGGCCATCCGGGAGGTCGACCACTGCCTGCAACCCGAATTCAATCTCCACGCAAGGCAGCATCCAGCATTGATCATTGCCTGGCGACCCGCCCACTTGTGAAACGAACTTAACTGGAGCTACGCCAAGGACGATCAGCGGCATCGTATCCCCCACACGCCTCGCGCACGGCACCGCGGCGCAAGCATAGTTGTATCGTTAGTTTACGGCAGTGGCAGTGCGCGAAAAAGGAGGCGGATGGAATCGTCGAACCTACTAAACCGGTGCCAGTCCCGCCGGGCCATTAGCTCGATGCTAAGCGGAAAAGACTCAGCCACGTACTTCACTGTAATGGGGACAACGATGTGAGGGCCGACGCCGCTATCGTATGGTGACCTCCACAAGATTTCATAGCTATCAGGATAATAGCTGGCGTCAACTTCGACATCGATTGTCAAAACGTCGCCCGGCTTAAGGTCGCACTTCGGATATTCGAACCAAGGAAGAACATTGCCTTCGCCGCCTACGTTCAGCGTCAGTGCCCGGTCGTTTCCCAAGCTATCGACATAGCGCGTAAAAGTAGGGCCTGCGAAAACGTCTCTCGTTCCCATCGCGCTATAGTGGCTCTTGAGTGCGTCTATGACGTCATTGGTATAGCACACTGCGCGTTCCAGCTGCCGGAGCGAGCAGGTCCGACCATGTGATACATCGTTTCGGACCGGTCGCAGTCGCGAAAAAAATAGCTCCGCATCGCGCGCTCCGGCAGGAAAAACTTCGCATAGAGCATCACGAAATAGCGAATCATAGAGCTTGGGGTGAACGATGATCTGGGTCAGTTCACCAAACGAGGTCGCGTCAGCTTCACGCGGGAAGCGGCCCTTGTGTTTTGAGATTTTCGCATTGACCTCAGTCCGAATGCCCGCGGGAATAGGCGCGGAGCTTGAAAGGTAGGTCGCTCCGTAGCGCGCGGACATTTTCTCGTGGGTGAGTCGGCGAAGCCATGATTCCAGCGCGTCGAGATGCCGCCGCGCCTCCTGAACCCGTTCTTCCGCGGTTAGCGATGAAAAAACACCCAAGGACGATATCCCTTCGCTGGAGCGCTCTGCCTTGCTGGAAGACTAGGCCTGACGTCGCTAGGCGCGCTAGGCTTGGCGCCTCACCCAGAAGAGCCTGCAGATCATGATGTGGTGCATTGCCGATCTGGGCGGGCCGCGCGGCGCGGTGGTGGCCAATACCTAAGTGGATTCCGGCCCGACGGGGCTGGCGTGCCTGCGCACCGGGCTGCGGTTCATCGGCATCGAAATGGAGTGCCGTTGGTTCGCCATGGCCTGCGAAAGGCTCGGCCGCTGGGTCGATCAATGAAATCAACGCCGTAGATCTCGCTGAAGCGCTACCACTCGAAATATTTCAATCAAGCGCGACTAGTCAGTGCAACATCGGTCAGGGGATCGCTCAGGCCATTTTGCAATCCATCATATAATAATATCGTATCCCCTAGGGGGGAGTCGAAATGCAACTATCAAAATCACGGTATCTGGTTCGCTATGAAGTTACGCTGAAAGCCTTTCGGGGTAATGGCGTGCCGTTAAAAATGCTTGAAGCTGGTACCACGCTCGATGTTGTGGATTTGTTGAAGAAGGCCGTGTCCGACAAGACTGCAATTATCGACGACAACCCCGATGAAATTATAAAGATTACGAGAGTTGAGGTCGGAACCTCCATAGTCGGTATTTTATTTCGCCGAAGGGACGCAAACGCTGCAGCGCCCGTCTGGGAGCATGTCGATACAGAGAAGCTCCGCAAAGCTCCAAAGCAGAAAAAGGAGCAGCAGGCGATCTCCGCTCACATGTTCGTTGAACTCAACGAAATTGTACCTGGCAGCGACCGCTACAGGGTCGTCGTTGAAGACGTGCCCGGCCTTCCGCGCACCACACTTTTTCACCTTTTTAAGAAGGTGCTCCGCAAAGCCGAGTACCCGTACTCTAATGAACATAAGATCGAGAAAAATACGCATTGCGTCGCAGAATTTGCTGGGGTTCCCTCGGAGGATATTGGGAGTGCCCTAGGTTCCGGATCGATGCCATTCGTCGAGCTCGCTCGCCCGCCCGATACGGCTGGCATGGATAGCGCACTAGTAGCTAAGCCTGAGACGATGCGAGTCTATCTTCGAGCTAAGGGCGCATCCGCGCTGCCAATTGTGTCAGGCCTTCAAGCGTGGGCGCAAGCCAAGGGGTGGAAAGACTTTCGCGTCCAAGTTAAGACCGGCGATGGTCGATCTAAATTGGTACCAGTCCCGTTTGGGACCAGCGCCGCCACTGCCCTTTTCGTGAAGGGGGAATATGTTACGCTCGCAAAGGCTTTGGATGCTTGCACGAGTGTGATTAGCTCAGAATTGCAAAAGCACGCGACGACGATCATTGGCGATCCGTCGTGGACCTGAGGCTTAGCCATGAAAACGCTTTTTGCGCCGCTTCGATATTTCTGGCTCATCAACGCTGAAAAGTCGGCGATCGATTTTTGGCCCACACTAGGCATTGTCGCAATCCTAGTGGCGGCTTACATGCTGCTGCCCCAGGCGCCCTTTTTTGGTGCTGACGGTTTTCTGGATGGCATCCTCACAATTGTATCTGCGCTCACTGGCTTCTTTGTTGCTGCGCTAATTGCTGCAGCCACCTTTCAGCACGTCGATTTGGACACGCCGATCACCAAAGGTGCCGTCTACGTTCGCAGGAAAAACTCTGAGGGTGCTTGGGAGAATTATGCTCTCTCGCGTCGTGAGCTGGCGTGCACGATATTCGGATATTTGTCTTTTCTAGGCTTGTTCCTCTCACTCGCGATTGCGATGGGGATGCCGCTTAGCAGGTCGTTTGCAGGCTATCTGGGGCCAGAGATTCGATATTGGGCGCGTGCGATCGGGATATTGGTTTTCGCTGTCCCAGTCGCTCACCTGTTTGTCGCTTCAGCGTTGGGAATTTACTATTTGTCGGACCGACTGCACCGCAATGAGCCCAAGGTTACGGGCCTAAAGGACGGCGTTAAACGCGCGGCTTAGATCGCATACAAGACCAAGCCTGTGGCTTATCGCTAACTTGGCGCGGTGTGAGATCGTCCAAAGTGGTCCCCTGCTATCAATCTCCCGCTTCGCAAATCAAGCGCCCGATCCCTCAATCGGGGTGGGGAGCATTTCGCTTTTCAGGACTTCTGGTCCAGTGCGTCCGCCAGCTGCGCCACGATACGCCGCAGGGCAGGGGAGAGCGCCGGTTCGGACATCTGGCGCAGGCCGTCCGCGATGCGCCGCAGCCGGGCCGAGATCGCCCGGCCGGTGGGATCGTCCTCCCCGCTGCAGGCCCCGACGACCTCGATGGTGAGATTGCGAAGCAGCCAGGCGAGATCGTCATGGGTGAGCGTGACGGGTGTCGGATCGGTCAT